TCACTCATTATCTTCTCCAAATATCTTTTTTTCATTTTGTTCTATAAAATCTAAAATGCTCATAATTTCACCTAAATTATTAAGTTCCATTTTAGATATTTTTTTATCATACTCTTCTTTTGTTCTTTTTTTGATTTCAAAGAACTCTTTCTTATACTCTTCTTTAGGTATTTTTTTATCACTATATAAACAAAATCCTAATTCTAGTGTATACAAATCTTTATTTTCATTTTTAACTTGATTATAAATTTCTCGATTAAAATCATCTATTTCTTGTTGTGTAACTTCAATTACAATATAACTCAATAATCTCAAAAGGTATATTGTATAATAATACTTATCATTTATATTTTTATTTTTTAAATTGGTTATAAATTCTGATATTTTTGTATTAAAACTATCTTCTAATTTTATTTTTTTATTAATTAGTATATTAAAAACACTATAAAACATATTTGAACGCTGTAAAGCTAATGTATTATAACCACCAAATCTACCACTTAAAAACGCATTTATATATTTTTTAATAATATTAGTTATATTAGAGAAATCTAAATTTTTATTTTTTTGGTATTGATTAGATAAAAAATAGTTCATACCATCATATTGAGAAATTCCTAATAAATTATTTTCTAATTTTTCATTAAAATTATCTATAATTAGATTAAAATTTTCTTGAGTTAAATTTATCCAAGAGCTAAATGCTAAAAAATTATCAAATAATTTACTATATTTAGTTGTAATAAATCCTTGAGTAATAAAATTTTTACAAATATTTTTATAGATCTTATTTATATCTTCATTATTGTCTAATTTTAATACATAGCTTTGCTTAAAATATTTATCAAAAATATTTTTTAAATCTTGATTTTCAACATACTTAATGGCAAAGCTAAATAAATATATATCTATGTCGATAGATATATTTTCTTCTTTATTTTTTTCTTTTTGCAATCCTTCATTAGCCGAATAAATTAAAAATGACTTTACAACATTGTCATATATAGATTCTAAAGAACACATAAGTTTTAAATCTATTTCTATGTTAAGTATTTTTTGAAAAATATTACTGATTAGATATATATTATTATTTATATTAAAACCACCATTTTTATAGTTATTATAATCTCTTGAAATTTTTTCTTGTAATTCGTTAATTTTAATCAAGTTTTTATCTATATAGCTATCTAGCTCTTTTAAAGATTTGACCTCTAATCTATTCTTTTTAGGTAATTTTAAATAAAGCTCATCTGCATCAATTTTATTCATCTCTTTTAAATAAGTTCTTATTTGTTCTTCATTTTCTTTGGTTACACCTTTAAAAATAAAATTTTTTCTATTTATTTCACTTATAAACCAAGTAGTATAATCTTTATTTTTAAAAGCATTTTTAGATACTCTTTTTAGAGTATTATAAGATTGTATATAATGTTCATTTTGATAAAGCCAAAAAGCTAAGTTTAGTTCTTCTTCATCACTTAGATCTTTCAATGAAAGTTCTTTTATTTCTTTTTCTATATTATCATAATTGAAATATAAAATATTTTCTATATCTTTTTTATCTTTATAATCAGGTTTTATGTATTTATTGTTTATGTAAATTAAAGTTTTGGTTAAATTAGCTATTGCTTTGTAGTTTTTTTCATCAACAAAGTTAATTAATTTTTTATTATTTATTGATATACAATCAATATCAAAGCTAATATCTTTTGTATCCAATGTGAAATAATTTTTAAAATCTTTTACAAAAGATTTTAAAATTACAAATTTGCAATTTCTATATTTTTGTAAAAATTCTTCTACTTTGTCATTTATCTCTTGATTGTTTAATTTATTCAAAATTAAACAATTTTCATCAATATCGTTAAAAAATAAATTTAATACATTGTCAATAGAATTATTAATTTCATTTTTAAAAAAGAAATCATATAAAAATTGTTCATAATCATTTTTTTTATATATTTCATCTAAATATAAAATATAAATATTTTTATTTTTATAAAAATCAAATTCTAATTTATCAAATTTTTTATTTATTTTGACAAGATATACAGGTTTTATGTTGCTAGCTTTAGAATTTACCCATGAAATGATTTGTTTTACATTGCTATCACTAAGCGAATATCCCATTAAAACTACCAAATCAGTAGAAAAAATACCTTTGATATAATTTTCTATTAAGGGAAAATTATCAGAATATTTTAGATAATCATCTTCTTTAAAAACTATATTTTGATCTTCTAAACTCCCATGCATTTTAATAAGCTTTGAAAATCCAGTTGCAAATCCTATATCTTCATCTTTTTTTATAATATTATAAAAACAACCTTCCTCATCTATTGCTTTTTCAAATAGATTATCCCAATTAGTAGTGATAAGATTTTTTAGATTTAATTTTACTATTTTTTTATGCAAGTCGTTTGGTTGTTTATTATTAGGAATAAATTCGCTTAGCTTTTGATAATAATAATTTTCTCCAAACTGATTATAAAATTTTTCTGCTAAAACTAAATTATATTCAGAATATTTTTCGTTGCCATAAAGTTCTTTTGAAATATCTTCTATAAGTTTACTCCAAGTAGGTAAGCGAGAATTAGCACTTATGCCAGCTCCTGCAAATATACTTAAATAATTTTCATCGAGCGCTTTTTTAATATTTTTAATACTAGTATTTAAAAATACTTCATATTGTTCTTTCTTCATCACTCACATTCCATTTTGCCAATCTCATCTATCAAATCAACGCTTTTTATAGATAAATCAATGATTTTTAAAAGAAGTTCATAGATATATTTACCACCTTGATAATCATTTGGATTATTTTCTATTAAACTTTTTTTATCTATGCTTATTTGGTATCTATCGATAATCCAATCAATCGCACTTTTGCCATTGATTTTATACTCATAAGCAATATTTGGTATATTTTTTATAGTGATATTTTGATTATAAAAAATATCATTTCCTAGTTTTTTCATCTTAGTGACTTTGTAAAATTCATCATTGCTTATATCAGCTAAGATACCATCTTTAAATTCTACTTCTTTAAACATCTCATTGTTTTCATAGTTTAAATGTAAAGTGGCTAGTTTTTTACCCAAAATGCTTAAGTTTTTAAAATCTTTACTTATAGGCACTCTTGGAGCTTCTTTTGAAAGTTCAAATTTGCATTTTTCTAAATAGCCTTTGTGATTTAAAATAGCATATATATAATAAAATATATCTTCTTTGTTTATAGTTTCATCTTTTAATTGTTTTTTAAATTCATCTAAAGCAAAATCACTTATAGCGTATTCTTTACTTCCATTTTCTTGATAAAAATAAAGCGGAAAAGCTTGAGTGTTGGCTAAAGTTTGATAGTCGGTTATAGAATTTACTATAAAAGATGAAAATTCTTTAGTCGCCATTAAACTTGTTAAAATCAATAAATTCTCATCTGTATTTTTAGGAAATAATTTTGAAAATTGAGATTGTTCTTCATTCCAAGTTTTATCCCAGTAAAGATATTCTTTAGTAAAGGGACGATGAGAAATTTCTCTTATATTTTCTTGATTAAAATCTGTAAGGGGTATTTTAATAAGAATATGTAACTATCTCTAAATAATTTTAGCAAAACTCCCAAATAATAGGCTTTTAAAACATATAAAAACAACTTTTTATCTTTCCAAATCTAAAGCGTAAAATATCCCAAATATCCCAAAATATCCGTTTTATCCCAAGAAAGTGATTAAATACTGTTTAAAAGGCAGATAAATGCGAAGTTTATTTTTAAATTTTAAATCCTAAAAAATGTTTTACTCTCCAAAGATAGTTACATTTTTACTTAAAATAAACTTATATTTTATTTTTAATGTAACTATCTTTATAAAACGCTATATAATCATAATTTAACCATTTTTTATATAAAAATAATATGTAACTATCTATAGCTTTAAGGTTTGAAGGATAGTTACATATAAAACTTAAACTTTTTTTAAAATAAACTTAAAAATCAACCTTTCAAAATAAAATCTTTTCATTGCTTTTTGCAATTTTTTGTTAAATTCTTTTAAATTAAAATAAAAGGATTGAACATGCAAATGCAAGAAGTAATTGAGAAGTTAAAAGACATACTTGCAAGTGAAGGTAAGTGCGAATTAAAAACAAAAGATATAGCTAAAGAATTAGGTATCCACCCAGACACTTTTAATTCTATGAAATTTAGAAACTCCATTCCTTATGCACACATTTTAAACTTCTTAGAAAAAAGAAATATTAGCATTAATTACTTCTTTTATGGAAGCTCTCCAAAAGATCAATTAGAATGTGAATACAAATATAAAATTTTAAAACTATATAAAACCAATGCTAGCTTAGGTGGAGGTGGTATTAATGATATTTTAGACTTTGAAAACATATTAATAGATCAAAAGATATTAGATTTTTTTAAAACAAAAGATTGTGAGCTTATTACTTGCTATGGTGAGAGTATGGAGCCAATTATCAAAGATAGAAGTATTTGCGTAATAGATAGAAATAAAACTTTTAAGAATAAAAGTATTTGCATAGTTAATACTAAAGATGGACTTTTTATCAAACAAGTTTTAAAACAAGATAATGGAGTGATTTTACACTCTTTAAATCCTTTATATAAAGACATATTTTATAAAAATGGAGATTTTTTGCTAATTGGCGTGGTAGTTGGAGAGCTTTCTAAGATCTAACAGCACACAATAAGCTAAGCCAAGCTATTGTGTGCTTAATCAACAAAAGGAGAAAAAATGAAAGAGATTAAAAACTATACTGATGAAGAATTAAAAGAAAAAATCATGCAGGATTTAGAGGATGAATTTAAAATTTTGTATAAAAGACTTTTAAAAGAAAAAGATTATCTAGTAAGAGATAATATCTTAGAGCTTATGACTATTTATAATATGGGTATAAACTCTTACTCAATCGCAAAAATACTTGAAATAAATGAAGAAAAAACCATTATACAAGTGCCTTTATTTGAAAGATATATAATCGGTAGAAAATTTGTAGTTCAATACAATAGCAAAAAACAAAGATATGAATTAAAAAGTACTTTTTGTGAATTTTAAGGGGTTAAAAATGAGTATAAAATATCCAAATATAAAAGTTAAATTGGTCGGAGAAGATGGTAATGCTTTTTCAATTTTAGCTAGAGTTGATAGTGCTTTAAAAAAAGCTAAAATAGACAAAGATATTAGAGATGAGTTTTTCAAAGAAGCTACAAGTAAAGACTATAATCATTTATTAAATGTAGTATCAAGTTGGGTTAAAACAATATAGCTTACAACAGCACACATTCAGCTAAGCCAAGCTAATGTTGTCTTATCAAAACAAAAGGAGATAAGATGAATAGAATAATATCAGATATAAGACAAGGTGTTAGCAAGGGATTTATAAATGCAATTTGCAATGGCAACAATGATGTTGTATTAGAGTATCTTAAAAACGGTATGAGTGCTACTAAAGAATGTATGGGCGAACAACCTATGTTTTATGCTATTAATCATAATAATTTTGGAGCTATTTTACTCTTATTAAAATACGGAGCTATTTTAGAAAAAGATTATCTAGAAGAATACAAAGAAAATTTTAGAAAAGAAGCTTTAGAATTTTTAGCTTCTTTGCTTAAGTAAAAGAGAATATTATATTCTCTTAACTTTATTCTTAAAAGTTCATTATTAAAACCTCCTTGCTCTCTTTTCTTTTTAAAACATTATTATTTAAAGAATATCTTATCTTTAATTCTTTAATATTAAAGCCCCTATAAAGCTCTCTTACAAGCTCACAATCATTATAAGAAAGCATAAATTTGCCCTTGATGTTTTTTAACAACTCATTTAATAGTTTATGCTCTTTTATTCCAAAACCATTAGTGTTTTTATAATAATTTTCAGTCCCCACATAAGGTGGATCTAAATAAAACAAAGCTTCATTATAATCATATTCTTTTAAAATATATTCAAAGCTTTTATTCTCAATACTAGCATGTTTAAGCCTTTGTGTATGTAAGCTAAAATCTCTAAGCAATCTTTTTGGCGCTCTTTGTTTGCTCATAGCAAATTGCCCCATGTTTGATCCAAAAGAAGTACTAATAAGATAAAAATAAAAAGCAGCTCTTTCTATATCATTTCTTGGCTTTAATTCTTTATTTTTTATCATTGCAAATATCTTTCTACTCACTAACATAGAATTAAGCACATTTGCTAAGCTTTGTGGTTTATTTCTAATACAAAGATGTAGATTAATAAGCTCGTTATTTATATCATTAATAACTTCTATTTTTGAAGGACTTTTTTGATAAAAAACACTCAAAGCTCCACCAAAAACTTCTATATAAGTTTTATGCTCTGGCATTAAAGCAATGATTTCTTTAGCTAAATAGTTTTTACCACCCAACCAAGCAAAGGCGGCTTTTAATTTAGTTTGTGTAGGTTTAGTTTGTGTGCTAGTTTTTAGAAATTTGTTTATAGTGTTCATAACAAATTCCTTTTAAAATAAAATTTAATTAGCTAGCTTCTAAAAAGAAGGTTATAATGCTTTTGCTAGTTTTTAGAAAGGAGAGCTTATGGCTTTCCTATTTTAGTTTTTGCTAATTTTTTTAATAAAATCTTTAGTATCTTCATAAATTGTTTCTCTTACGCTTTTATGTAAAACATTGTTATTATCTATTGGTAAAAAAGCTCTTGCTGGTATATATTTGCTACCATATTGATGAGTAAGTCCATATTTAAAACCTTTCTTGCTTTGTATATTATTAAAAACTTCTACACTATTTTTACTAACTTTACTTTGCCAATTCGTTTCTTTGCTTAACTCACCATCTCTTTTTAAAATACCATTATTTTTTCCTTCTTTAATTTTTTGTTTTATTGTTGCTGGTTTTAAACCTTGCCATTTTTGCCCAAAAATACTACGCTCATTTTTAAAAGAATCTATGATAGCATTTCTTATACTTTCTCCAGCACCTGCTAAAATGCTTTGCCCATGTTTATCCATATCTATTAATTTATCACAAGCCTTAAAAAAGTTTTCAAGTCCTTTAATCTCTATATAATCGCTCATAAATTACCCATAAATTGTAGTATTGATTTTATTTTGCTCTTGTTTTCTTAAAGCATCAAATATGCTTTTTTGTATAGCAGTAGCAAACTCTTGCATATTAAAATTACCATCTTTTGTGGCTATATTAAAAGTACCATTGACCGTTACATTGATACTGCCATTGTTAAAGCTTGGAGTAGAATTAATTGGTATTTGTTTGATGCTTTTTGTTTCTAAAATTTCATTTGTTTGTGGTAATTCATCCCCATAAGCATTAATAATCTTTTCTTCACTTTGTTTATTGGTACTTACTTTGACTTCATCATCATTTAAACCAAAAAATCCTAAAACATCATTTATGAAATTTCCTACAGAAGCTATTGCTTCACTAATCCAAGAAAGTTTATCTCCAAACCACTCAAACATACCACCAAAAATACTATAAAAGAAGTCGCTTATTCCTTGCCAAATAGAATTAAAAATATTTGCTATTGGCTCAAAAATAGGTTTAAGCCATTCTATAAAAGAGACAAACCAAATCTTAACTTTATCCCAGTTAGCTATAATAACTCCTGCAATAATACCAATTGCAGCCAATGCAATACCAAGTGGACTAGTAAGCATTGTTATGGTTAAAAATTTAATATATCTTGCTACATTTATAAAAGCTTTAGAAAGATTTGCTAGTGCAAGGTTTAATCCTATAACAGCTTTTTTATAAATAATCGCTGCAATCACACTAGCTATTAGTCTGATTCTTACTAGTTTTAATGCAAGAGCTTTACCAATAAGTGATATTTTTGAAATATTACAAGAATTGGCAAAAGCTAAAAGATGAATTCTTGCTGCTATTAAGGCATTTTTGAATAAAAGAGTGGAATCTTTAACATAGTTTTTAGCAAATGCATATGCTAATATTGCTGGTTTTGCAAGTAAAAAAGTAACGGTAGCTGTAGCTATAATTGTACTAAGTACTGGAAAATTTGAAAGTAAGGTATCTATGATATTAGCAACAAAGCTAAAACCTAAAGCTACTGATTTAACTACAGGGAGCAAAGCATCTGAAAATTTAATTGCAATGGCAGTAATGTTATTGCCAAGTATTTTTAAAGCAGCAGCTGTTGTATCACATTTATTAGCTAATTCTTTATCCATAGACCCTTTTTTCTCTTCAGAATTTGCCATTTTTAAAAGTTCTTGGTAACGATCATAATTATTCATAAGTGTTGTAATAGATCGTATTGTTCCTTGATCTACACCAAAAATATTAGTCATAACACCTATTTGCGATTCTTTATCCAGCATTTTAATCCTAGATAATAATAGATCAATAGCTTCTTGAGAGTTTTTGTTTAAAGCTTTTTTCATAAATTCACCACTAAGCCCTAATTGCATAAAAGCTTCTTCTGCTTTTTCCCCTAAAGAATCCGCAGTGGATAGTTTTACAAACATATTAGAAATTGCTGTTCCTGCAACTTCAGCAGGAATTTTCACTTCATCAAGGGTGGCCGCAAGTGCAGCCATATTTTCTCTTTGAAGTCCTACAAGATTGCCCATTCCACCAATTCTACTTATAATATCTACTATATTCTTAGCATCACTAGAACCTTTATCTGCTAAATAATTAATACTATCACCTAAATCTTTTATACCTTTTACATCAGTTTGTAAATTTGCCATAAGACCACCTATGGCCTCACCAGCCTCATCTGCTCCCATCTCGAAAGCAACTCCCATTGCAGTAGCTGTTTTTCCAAACTCAAGAGCTTCTTTACTAGCTAAACCTAACTTTCCTCCTTCACTTACTATTTTTGCAATCTCTTCAGCACTCATTGGTAGCTTTTTAGTTAAATCTATGATATCTTGCTTGAAATCTTTTAAACTATGTCCCTCACTAAGCTCTGTTACTTTTTTTACATCAGCCATTGCACTTTCAAAATCAATTCCAACTTTTATACTTTTACCAACAATCCCACTGCTTATTAAATTTCCTAAAGTAAAAATTTCATCTTGCAATCCTTTTCTTTGAGCTTTTAATTCTTCTCTTAGATTGCTATTTAATTTAAGGGTATCTAGTTGTTTTTGTAAGCCACTAATGCCGAGTTTGGTTTTTGCTGCTACTTTTTCTAAATTATTAAAATCTTTAACTATTTTACCAACAGCACTTGCATTTTTAGTCACTAAACCTAAAACAACACCAATTCCAATACTTCCAGCATTTTCCATATTCAACCCTTTTTAAGTGTTTGTATTTTAAAATCTTTGCTATGAAAGTTTTAAAATTTATTAACGATGATATGATTTCACACATTGCTTTATTACTAACAACACTTATACCTGCTTTTTTAATAAGTTATCAAAGTGCAAATGATGGTTTTTTTAATACAATAGCTATTTTTATTTTTTCTTATTTTATAGGCATTATCATAACTGCTATTTTAATGATGATTGTGCCACCTATTACACTTTTAATTGTTTTACCAACTTGGTGTTTAATTGCAGTTTTAGACTTTGTTTTATATGTAGCTTTAAAATTTTGTTCTTTTAAAAATAAAACAATCAAAAACTCTTAGCCTTTAACAACTCTTTTGCCATTTCTAAAGCTTTTTCAAATTCTTCCAAATCTAAATCTAACACCTCATTTAAACCCCAATTTAAACTATGGCTTATAAGAGCTACAGCTTCTAAGCTATAACTCCTGCTTCTTGCAAAAAATCTTTAAGAGCATTTTGCAAAGCCATAAAATCTTTAAGATTTAATTCTTCTATGTCGCTTTCTTGTTTATTTGTAAGCGTAGCTATCATATAAATAGTTTGATCCATTTCTTTATCGCTTTTATTGGTAGCATTTTTTAAAACACGCACATTAGGTGCTTTCATTTTTAACTCTTCGCCATTTTCAAGTTTAATTAGTTTTTCTTTCATCTTTTACTCCTTTTAATGTTTAAATTTCAATTAACCAGCATTTAAATAGTTAAATTAGAGCGCACACCACTCATTAAATCAATACCATTAATCATTAAAATAGTATTTTTATGATCATAAGTAATAATTGGTATTTTGTTTCTTCTTTGCATATAAAAATGAACAGCCATTTTTACTTCAACTTCAACTTCTTTTCCGCTTTCATGATCACTTTCATTTAAACTTATAAACTCACCCATGATTTCAGCACTAATTCCATGATTATCACCTCCTTGATGCACACTTTCTCTAAAAAGAATGGGTGCTTTAATAGTGCTATAAGTTGTATGAAAAAATGCAGCATAAAGTACTGGATCAACCACAGAAAGTTTAAAAGAGATTTCTAATGGTTTTAACACGCCACTACCATAATTTGCACTTAAAACTCCTTTTGTTTCTATCATTTCTTGCTCTATATCAGGAAGTTTTAGATTTCTAACTACTCCTAAGTAACCCTGACCATCTATATAAACATTACATTCTTGTATAACTTCCCCGATTCTTCTTTTCATTTTTACTCTCCTTGCATAGTTTTAATCAAATCATCACTCCACTCATCTGAGTATTTGAAGTTAATGGTTAGTTGTTTTACAATTGGGTTATTCATGATTTTTACTTTTAAGTAAAACTTACCAGCACTAACATTACTTGGAGTGTTTTGCTCTTCATCCCACTCTACATCATAGCCAATTAAAACCTTAGCACCTTTTAAATTTCTTAGCATTTCCTCAACACTAATTTTCACAAAATAAAGCTCACTAGCTTTTTTATCAATTGCTTTAAAAGAAGCCTTTTGGGCTGATATGGCTATACGATCAAAAGTTCTTACTCTTGCTAAATCTTGCCATATGGTATCTTCATCACTACTTTCCCCGCCCCAAGTTCTAAAGCCCTCATAAAGAATACAAGTTGAAATATGATTTTTTCTTAATCTATCTGCATCACAATCTTCACCCATAATAAATTCCACAAAATGCTCGCTTCCAGTTACTCCATTCATAACTCTATTGGAGTAAGAATCACTAAAGCCATATTCTTTATCTCCATCAGTATGTGCTATCATTGCTGCTATGATTGGACTTTGAGGAACATAGGTGTATTTTCCTTGGGTATTTAAAATTTGCACCCAAGGCCAAGTGGCAACCAATCTTTTTGAACTAAAACTTTCCATAGCATTAATAGCTTCTCCAGCATTGTTTGCATATAAATCTACTATAGCTGTAATATTCATAGCCTCTGCCACGCTTTGAAGTTTAGCTTTTATACCTGCTTCATGAGAATAATAAGGATCGATGATTAAATCAGGAGCAAAGCCTGTGCGATGCTTTGCTTTTTTAAACATTTCTATTGCTTCACTTGCATTTGCTAAAGTGTTTTCATCCTCTGTATCTTTTTCAAAAAAACTAATGATAATCACATTAGAAACATTTTGTAAATTAATGCATTCTAAAGTGTCTAAGAGTCTAAAATCTTGTAAATTATGCTCTTTAATCAAATCACCTACAAACTCTTTTGCCTTGCTTACATTAGAAAAAGCAAAAATTGGCATAGTTTGAGCACTCTCATATCCAGCTTTAGCATAAATCATATCTTTACTTGCACCCTCAATCACTCCAGCTATACCTATAGGTGTATCACTTTGTATAGATACACCACTTGCTGCACCATTTTCTATAGTAAAATTAACTCCATAATTAGCTGCCATTATTTAACTCCTTTTTTTGTGGTTTTTGTTGTCTTTTTGTTTTTTTGATTTGTTGGTGTAATTAAAAACAAATTTGCAAACTGACCATAATTACTAAATAAATTATTTTGCTCATCATTACTATGAGTATTACTTTGATAATAAGCTTTATAATAATCATCAAAGATATATCCAGCGTGATTTTCATTTTCTTTGGCAGTGCCAAAAGGTGGTAAAACTTGAACTTCATAAGGAATAATCTCTTTAATTACATCAGCTTTTGCGATAATCTTTTCAACACTTAAACTATGTATATAAACTTGACCGTAATACCCAGTGCCTCTTGCAAAAAACTTACTAGGAACTTCATCATTAAAAAGTATGATTTCTACCTCATACTCTCCATTTGAATTCCATAAGCTACAAGTTGTCCAAGATTGACCACTTGCAGCAGTATTGTCAAAATTAAAATAACGCATTAAAGATTGATGGATATTATGAGTAGATCTATAAATACCAGTTGTTTTAATTTTTCCTAAAACTTCATCTTTAGTTAATACTTGAGAAAGACAATCTATTCTTTGTGGTTGTGCGGCATTAGAAGTTCCACCTAAACCACTTTTTTGTATAATAAAATTACCTTCATCATAATTTGTGCTTAAACTCTCATCAAGTTTTACAGTATGAGCAAAGCCGTTAGAAAAAGCAAATAACACATCACTCAAACAACCACCATATTGCCCTGATAAAGTTTTCACTTTAAATTTTATTTTTGTATATTCTTCATTAGCTAACTTTTTCTTAGAAAACAAATCAAGCCATACTGAACCTTTTCCTTGATTTCTTATGCATAAATAAATAGTAGAGCTTTCCTCGTTAACATAATTTATTAGTGTTCCAACTTCAGCTTTTATATCAGGATTTGGCAACTCATAAGAAGTGATAAAACCTGCATCTTTTTGTGGTAGATTACTTACAATTTCTTCCACTATAGGTTGTAATTCTTCTTTGGAAACACCTTCGCCTTTTAAAGAAGCTAAAAACTCATCTTCACTTTTTCCTGCATTGCCTTCTTTGCCAAGCCAAATTTCATAAGCACTCTGTCCATTTTCTCCTTTGGCTCCAGTGTCTCCTTTTTCGCCTTTAATACCTTTAATTCCTTCTAGTTTATTATCTATAAGACCTTCTATAAATTCTTTATCGATTACTTCTGGTTTTTGAATTGGAGGTTTTATTAAATTACCTTGTCCATCTTCTGGTATATAAGAAATGCCATAATCCATTTAAACTCCTTTAAATACCTTTTAAAAAGCATTTAATTGCATGAAAGCTATTGCACGCATGATAAAAAATAAAAGTTTTAACACTAGAACATCCTAAGGCTTGCATAGCTTCTTTTAAAGCTAAATCTGCTAATTTATAATCATTTCTAGAATTAGCTCTTTCACATAAATAATCATGCACAACAACTGCACTTAAATATTCAGGTGAGTTTGGTGGAAAAATACTCCAAAAAATTCTAGGAATATTTGCCCCATTGCTTGTAAAATTAGCGGGTATTTTTCCTTTAAAGCTTTTTAAACTAAACTCATAATCTTGCACAAGTATAAATCTATCTTTGCTAAATGGTTTTAAAATTACTTTTTTCATTATTCCTCCCAAACGATAGCTTCTAAATCTTGCTTAGATTTAGCTTGATATACTTTTTGTTTTAATGCATTAGCTTTAAAAGTAATTTCTTGAGTATGATAAGCTACACTTGAAGCAAATTTTAAAAAATCTTGTGGTGTAAAAGTTATTTTTTCATCGTTTTTGTCAATCCAAATAATTTCAGAAATTAAGTTAGTCCCACTTTGCATATCAAGCATTAAATTAGTTACAGCTCCATTGATGTTGAGTTTATCTTTTTGGCTTGTTTGGAAAGTATGCTCATTATAAATAAGTCCGCTTTCTAAAGCCTCATCTCTTTTAGCTCTTATTTCATTAAGTTTGTTTTCTTTTATCTCTCTTAGTAAAACCTCTTCACTTTTAGGAGGATTTGTTATTAGATTAAACTCTTCTTCACTAATTTCAGTTAACCCCACTTTTATTTGTTCATCTCTAACATCATCTTCATAAGCATATAATTGGTTATTATCATTTGTATCTTTAAAATATCTCATTTATGTCTCCTATTAATTCCATATCATTTTTCGTATCCAACCACCTGTTGTGACATAAGTAGGATCAGTATATGTTGATATAAATTTAAATGTTTGGTTTGCTTCTATCCTAAAATAATTACAGATTAGTTTTGCAGTTGAACCAACACCTGGTAATCTTAAATATGATTTTTCTAATTCAAGAACATCATCCACGTAAAATCTCAGAAATCTTTTTTGATCTTGAATTTCAGCTCCATAGTGTTTTTTAACAAAAAATTCAAATTTTACTAATAATGGGTTTCTTGTAGTATTTGTATACATAACATCATGATTAATTGATTCTTGTCTATAAACACCTCTATTAAACATCACAGTTTCTCTAACAAAGTTTTTTGTTGCGTATTTAGAATCAATATTTTTTAGCAATTCAGTCCTTAAAGCATCTACAAGAGCTTTTGCTACACCTGTGTTTTCTTTTTTATTGATTAAATTAGTAAGTTTAGTCTCTAAAGCTTTATCTAAATTAGCTGCTGTTCCTTTATCTTCTTTTGTATTAATTAAAGCTTTTAATTCTTCTTCTAAAGCTTTAATTTTAAGCTCAAGTTCTATTTTAATAGCATCTACATAATCACGACTTGCCATAATCACACTAGGATCAAGTTTTAAGATAACTTCTTCTGCATTTGAAAGCTCCATTACCACTTTAATCATAAGCTCTTTAGCGCTTCCTTGCTCTAGTAATGGTTTATAAGTTCTTGGAGTATTACCAACAGCTAATAAATCTCCTTCTTCATCATAAATACCTATGGCATTTACTTCAAACCCGCCTATATTACTTGGAACATGACACATTAAATTAACATAATTAGGATTTTTCTCATCAATGCTTTTTGAGTTAATATTAGCTTCATAAACAACATCTTCTAAGCTTTGCATTTCTTCATTTGGTAGAATAACTTTTGAACTTAATTTAAAGCTTTTTAAATTAACTCCATTTCCACTAGCACGAGCAGCTATAAATTTAGCAATACCAATTTTTGTTAAAATAGTATAATATTCGCTTTTTGACATTAATACACTCCTTTAAAATCAACATTTGATTTTGATATTTCACACATAAAAATACCCATTGCATTAAAGCTTGATTTTTGTTTGCTTGAAATTTGTGTAGTTTGAAAAGGTAAAATCTCTAAAGCTTCCCCGCTAATTTCTACACTAGCATTAAAGCTATCATTTTTGCTTTCTATTTCTATTTCAATTGCTTCTAAAACACTTCTAACATTTTTAAAATCATAAATTAATCTTTCTAAAGTATTAAGCGTTCTTTCATCAAAGCTAACACTAGTTGTGCTTACTTTAACTTTAAAAAAATAAGCTTTTCCACTATACTCAAACCACTCTTTAACTACTGCTGTTGGAAACACAGCTTTTAAAGCTTCTTTTATAGCCCAAGCAGTGCCGTTGTATCTATCTAAAAGCAAGGCTTTAGATATAAGCATTCTTGCTTCTTTTTGGCTTAAACCATCAATACTTACATCATAAGCATTTGCTAAAATTGGCAATAATCTTTCATCACAATGCTGTGCTAAATTTGTGATACTAGCTAAATTTAAATCTTCAAATCTTGCTTTTGCGCTTAAATCAATAGCTTTGCTTTGTTTTGGGTGGTGGTTTAAAACTAAGCTATTCATAATATAGCCTTTTCATAGCTAAGTTCAAAACTAATTTTTGCAAACTCATCATCAGCTATTATTATGTTTGCTAAAGGTAATTCTTGCTCTTCTTCATTTATAATTTTTTCTTTAATGCTTAAAATTTCACTTTTATAAACCCCATCTTGATGTAAGCATTTATAAATAAATCCCAGTGCTAAATCTACACTTAAATCAAAATCACTTTGTAAGGCATTGATTTTTTCGCTAATTTCATTAGCACGACTTAATTCTAAAAGCAAAAGTTTAGCTTCTATAATAAACTCTCTTTTCTTAGCTAACTCCACGCTTACTTCATCAGTTAAAGGTCTTCTTTCATCTGCACTTAAATACTCTTTAACCACATCAACACTTGCTTTATCTTCACTTTTAATAATAACTCTTACTTTTCCTGCTCCATTGTTTAAAGCTTTAATTGAAGCTACTTTGGCACTTGCACTTAAAGCATGATAGATATATCCTTTTTCACTTCCTGCTGTTGAAAATCTATGCACACTCATTACAGCTCTTTCTCTTAAGGCTTCATCACTTTCTTCACTGGCTCCACCACTAAAACTTTCAAGTTGTTTTATTTTAGTTACAAAAGGCAGTGGGGTTTGCAAAAACTCGGTTTTACTTTCTTTACTTTGCACAAACTCATCAAGTTCTAAAATACCTTGTGCTTTGTTTTGTCCTTTTTTGATTATCACCTCTTCTTTTAAGGTGGCAATATCAGCATTTTCATTGGAAAAAATTGCACCCTTTGGAATGATTACATCATAAGTAAGTAAAGTATTTAATTCAAACTCTACTTTGGCTGTTGGTTTAACCCCTTTAAGCCTTTGTATCAAATAGCCATTTGCTACTACATTATCTAAATCACTTCCACTAGCATAATGTAAATATGTAGCCTTTATTGCTTCATTAATTCTTGCTCTAATTATCATTTCTCTATAAGCAAGTGCTTCTAATACAGCCTTAAAAGGATCTGATTCTAAAAGCTCTACATTTTCATTTAAAAAGCTTTTAAAAAGCTCTTCAAGATCTTTTAAAATCTTTTCAAAATCAAGCTCTTCTATGATTTTTGGATAAGGAATATCTTTTAAAAAGCTTTGTTTAAAGTATGCATTATTAGCGTTTAAAATTTCACTCATTTGCTAAGCTCCACTTTTAAATCCTGATAATTTTCAAAAAGCAAGGTAATGTTTAATTTATTATCTTTGCAATCATTAAGTCTTACGCCTTTTAGTTTTACTCTTTTTTCCCACTTTGAAATAGCCTCTGCTGTATATCTAGTAAGTTTGATTTTAAAATCATCATCAATTTTTCTATCTATTAATGTATAAAGCAAAGAACCATACTCAGGTCTCATTACTCTTGAACCCAAAGGAGTGATTAAAATGTCTTTAACACTTTCTTCAATGCTAACCATAAATTTCATTCTATACTCCACTTACCACCATCTACTGTGTCAATTGCTTTGGCATTTTCTTTAATTTCTTCTACAATAGCTGCAGCTAAGGCTCTTAAAAATGGCATAGAATATCTTCTATATCCTCTGCCATTATCTTCATCTTCTACTCTTGAATAACCTTGATCTTGTAAATGATTTTCCATTTTAGAAACTAAAGAGCCTTGTGAAATTGCCATTAGATTTTACTCCTTGTATTGCTTGAACCATGTGGATGTGGACTTCCTGTAAAAGCACAAATACATTCAGTAGTTACCACACCTTCACCATTAAGTCCTAAATCAATACTAGGACTATCAACTAAAACTTTTTCTGCTTTAATATGTGCATTAATACAAGTAATGTTTATATCTTTAGTTACATCAAGCTTTAAAGTGCTACTTTTAGAGTTATATTCTAGGTGTGTTCCATCTTCAAAGTCTATATTAAAAGTATTAGTATCTGTGTTTTTTGCTTTGTGTTTTTCTTGATAAAGTCCGCGTAAAATTACACCTGAATTTAAATCTCCACGCACAGGCATTACTAAAACTTGCTCTCCTATTCTTAAAGGTGAAAAGCTCACTGCGTAAGAATTTGAAAAAGCTTGAAAAACACTTAAAAAATCAGTTACCATTTCTCCAATAGCAACTTTTGCTTTATTGTCTTTAATGTCGCAAATAATGCCAAGCTCATTCATAGTTTTTCTACTTTCTTGCTTATTATTTTTTCTACAAGCTGTTCTATTTTAAGTAATGCATCTGTTCCCATGTAAGCTGCAAATCCACCCATAGCAACGCTAAGTTTTATGCCAAAATTTAAATAACTTACAATTTCAAAAACTAAGTATGCTACAAACATAGATCCAAGCATACCTTTTAAAAAGAGTATAAACTTGCCTTTTATGTTAAGCTCTTTACTTAGCTTGTTTTTCGTTACTATTCCTACAAGTCCTGCTATAAAGCTTACTATCATTAAAACTATATATACAAAAATATCTTCTAACTTCATGTGCTAGTTCCTTGTAAGAATTTCAATCAAATAAAATAACGCTAAAGCAAAGCTAGAAAACAAAGAAGCAATGCTAAGTTCAATAACTAGTTTCATTTTCATCCCATCCTGTGCAAGTTTTAGCAATACTTTCAATCTCTAAATAATATTTGCTAAGTTCTTTTGCACTAGCTAAATCACCCTTGTTTAAAGGTTTTAAAGGAAGCTTTAAAGGACATTTAACAGGTATTTTAACCTCGCTAAATTCAGTTTTAATCAAAATATCCTTGCTAGCACAAGCACTTAAAACAAAAGGAAGGATTAATAGTTTTATATAAAGAATTCTCATTGCTTGCTACCTAAGATATTAAAAAGCTCCTTATAAGCATTAAGCTTACTTTGACAGCTTTCATCCTTGATAAAAACCTTATCAACCTTTAAAACTTCTTTTAAAACCTCTTTGGGTTTTAACTCTATTTTTAATTTTTCAATAGCTTTGTTTTGCTCTTTTAACTTATCTTTAAATACATTTATTTCACTATTTAAATGCAAAGACTTGAGTTTTAAATTTTCATTTTCTAAAGTTAGAGTATGGTTTTTAAAAAACAAAAAAGAACTTAAAACAACTAAGGCAAAAATAGCTATTTTTTCAAAACCAAATAATTTAGATATATCAAGCATTTTAAACCTTTAAGCATAAGTCCATCTTGCTTTTTTGCCACGCGTATCAATATGCACAAAACCTGCATAAGAATTATCAAAATTATGTTTTATAGCAATCCCTAAACCTCTCTCGCCAAAACTATCTAAAACATATTGATGAACTTCCTCTGTTTTAACACCCTTAACTACAAAATCTACTGCACTGCCAATAGTATGTTGAGATTTTGGAGCACCACCCACTTTAGTATTATATTCAGGGCAACGATATGGACTATTTATAATTAAAGGTGAGTTAAAATGCTCCCTTATTTGACAAAGAATATCCACAAGCTCATCACTTGGTACACCTTTTGGCAGTTGGCACTTTCCACATCTACATTTAAACTCATCAAGTTTAAAATAAGGGTTTGCTTTCATTTTCTTCTCCTTTGAATTGCTGCAAGTTTAATAAAAAAGGATCTTTAAAAAATAGAAAAAAATTGTGCTAAAACATTTGTGCAAAAATCATTATTTGAAAGTAAAAAACTCTCATTCTAAAATGCCATCAATTTTTTATAAGGAAACAAATGCTTAAAGAATTTGAAGTTGAGCTTTTAAAATTACTTGAAGATTTTAATATCAGAGCATATTTAGGGGAATTTGAAAACACTCAAAATATAGCAACTTGCATCAATGGTTTAGAAGCTTCGCTTTTGCTTGATTTTGAAGGAGAAAGCTATAAAGATTTAGAAAATAAAATAGGCACTTGGAAACTTTATATTTTAACTCACACTAAATCAAAAACATCCAAACATAGAATAGATGCAAAACATAAATTATTTGACACTATAGAAAGCGTTGATAAGGTGCTTTTAAATGCAGAACTTAATAATGGCTTTAGAGTAGAGTTAAAAGATCTTAAAAAGATTTATGAAGGAGTTAGTGATCATGGTTATTTAAGTATTTATGCAAGAACTTTGCAAAGTTGTTTTTTGCCAAAAAATGATTTTTTAAGGATTTAAAGTGCTTTTTATAAATAAAGAAAATTTAGTTGAAGTAAGCAGTGATAAGCCTATAAAAGTAGCAATCAAGGGTGAGTGGAAAGGACATAATAATGGTAGATTTAAGGTGGATGATAAAGATTTAGAATCTATGATTAATAATTTTAATCAAAAAAAGATTGATTTGGTTATTGATTATGAGCACCAAAGTTTGAAAAATAAAAAAGCTCCAGCTGCAGGTTGGATTAAAGAGCTTTACTTAGAAAATGATGCCTTAATGGCTAAGGCTGAATTTAACGAAGAAGCTAAAAAATATATATCAAATAAGCAATACCGCTATTTATCCCCTGTGTTTGAATTTAATGCAAAAGACAATAAAAGTGGAGAACTAGTAAGAGCTAAGCTTCACTCAGTCGCACTAACAAATACGCCATTTATTGATGAGCTAGGAGAACTCATTGCAAACAAAAACAATATTCATCAAAACAAAGGAGAGAGAATGGATGAAAAAATTAAAGAGTTAGAATCTCAAATTATAGCTTTAAAAGATGAGAGCAACTTACTGAAAAAAGAAAATGAGGACTTAAAAAAACAAAACGAAGAAAGCGTTAAAAACTTGGCGAGTTCTTTAGTTGATAATGCTTTAAGCACTGGCAAAATTGCGAATTGTCAAAAAGAATGGGCATTAACTTATGCTTGTAAAGATTTAGAGGGCTTTAAAAGTTTTTTAAATACTAATAATACCCAAGCTAACGCACAAATTCCAAAAAATAATCTTTTTGCAAACAAAAACACAGCAAAAACTAGTGAGCTTGATGTTGTAAAAATGATGTTAGGAGATTAAAAATGGCTAGAGCTAAAAAAGAAACTAAAAAGTTAGAAAATGAAGACTTGCCTGAAACTTTGTCTTTAGAAGATGAGAGTTCAAGCAATGAAGAGGCTGTGAGTGAAAATGAAACCGCTAAGGAACTAATAAACGAAAAAGGAGAAGAAATGCCATCAAAGGTCACACCAAAAAGTTTAAGTAATGATCCTTTAATTGCTATGCCAAAAAGCCTTGAAAGTTTTATCAATAAAGATTTACTTTCAATCAATGCAAAAGTTGAACTTGAAACTAATGAAAGCTTGGCTCTTGGAACGCTTTTAATCAGCGAAGATTTTGGAGAAAGCTTTAAAAAATGTCCAGATGAAGATATTAGTGCAAAAGAAAATATTAAATTAGCAATGCTTAAAGATCACGCTCTAAGCTCTGGAGTTTATGGGGTTTTATTAGCAGGAGAAATCAATTTAAAAGGTGTTCATGCAAGTGCACTTAAAAAAGCTTTTATGCAAAATTTAATTATCAATAATAAGGAGTAAAAATGGATTTAGAGCAACTTTTGGAACTTTTTTCAAGCACAAAAGTAACTGAAGTTATCAATCAAACTAAAGCTTCACCTCGCTTTGTAAGCGATACTTTTTTTAAGGATAAAATACCAAGCCTTGAGAGCACCGTAAGAGTTGAAATTATAAAAGGTGCTGGAATTGTGTTAAATAGCATTTCAGATAATGGGGAACATTCTTTAGAAAATACCAAAGATGCTTTTATTTTAAATATACCTTTACCACGCTTTGCATTAGCAAAAAGAATCAGTGCAAGTGAGATTAATTCTTTAAGGTCTTTGGCTTTGCAAGAAGCTCAGGCTAAAAGCTTAAGTGGGGCTCTTGGGGTTTTGGTTAAAGAAATGAAAGAAAGCTTTAACACTACACTTGAATATATGGCAAACGGTGCTTTATTTGGCAAGATTTTAGATGGCAAAGGAAATGTGCTTTTTGACTTTGGCAGCACAAGCAAGAAAGTTGTTAGCGTTAAAAAAGACGGGAGTGTGACTTTAGGCAGTGTTTGTGATTCAATTGATACGGCAATTATTGATGAATTTGGAACAAGTACTGATTATGAAGTGCTTTGTGGAAATGAACTTTTTGCGGCTATTTCTAATTTAGCCTTAAGCGAAGATCTTTATAAAAATCATCTTGCAATTAGGGATGATAAAGATAAGTCCTTAATTTTATATGGGGCTAAATATCGCCGCTATAGTGCAAAATATAAAAATACAAATGGAAAAAGCGTTGAATTTTTAAAAGGCACTGAGGGTATGGTTGTACCAAAGGATAATTCTAATCGTATTTATTATACAAGAGCAAACCATACTGATGCTTTAGGAAAAGCACCAAGTTTAATGTTTGTTTCAAAACCTGAAATTTTACCTCGCGGTGCTGGAATTGAAATCGTAGGCGAAATGAGAGCTATGCCAGTTTGCACCAGACCAAATGGGCTTATTAAGCTTGTTTTAGAATAAAACGCACAATTTTAGCTTTAAAAGCAAAAAATGCTTTTAAAGCTAAAAAGATATTGGAAAATTATTTTAAACGATTTTAACCATATTTTAACCATATTAAAAAAAGGTTTTTAAAATGAATTATCAAGACACTTTAAAAGAAGAACTTATCACAGAAACTAAAATGCATCTTTCTATAATAGATGAAAAAGATTTGATAAAAGAGTTAAGCGTTCATGCCATAGCAGAGCTTAGCGATTTAAACGCTGATGGAGTTTGTGATAAAGAAGTAATTGATGATGCCATTAATGATGCACAAAGTTATATTGCAAGTTTTATAAAGATACCTAATAAACCAACTCCTCTTTTAAAAGATATTTGTGTAAAGCTTACAATTATGGAGCTAAAACGCCGTAATGATTTTCCAAAGGAAAGTTTGAATGAAATTATAGAATGGGCAAATGATTTGCTTTTAAAAATGGCTAATAAAAAAATTCCAACTGAAATTGATGAAGATGATTTTATTCCACAAAACAAAGCTAGGGCGTTTAAACACAAAAGAAGAAGAATGGATTTAAGGAGTATAAATGGCTAGCAATGAGATCAAAGAGCTTGCAAAAGAACTATACATTGCAGGTTTTGATATTTTTAAAATTGCAAAAATTTTAAACCGCAATGAAAAAACAATTAGAAATTATAAAGCTAAAGATGGAGATTGGGATAAGGTTAAAACTAGTCTTTTAACTTCAAAAATTAAAGATAAGGAAAGTGCATCTTTATATGAAAGCTTTACAGATCAAATGTTTCGTGCGATTGAAAATATCAATTCTGATGAAAAAATGAATGCTGAGAAAAAAACTGAAGCTATCGCAAGAATAGGCGATAGTTTTTCAAAAATGAGAAAAGTAGCAAGACTTGAAGATCCAAGTACTTATCGTTTAAATGTCGCTAAAAAAGTAGTTGAAATCATAATAAGCCATTTGAAAAACGATAAAGATTGTGTGAGCAAATTAGTATTGCTTTTAGAAAGTGGCGTGATAGAAAAAGAAATCTTAGCAATGGATGAGTAATGCTTTTTACCAAAGAAGAATTGGATGAGTTTTTAATCTCAAATGAGCTAAAACACGAGAATACTCCAAATGAGCTAAAAGGTGCCATGCAAAGAAAAGACTTTTTAGAATGGATGGATACTCTTAAAAATGAATTAAAAACTCAATTTTTACATGAGAGCCATTTAAACCCTAATCTAAAAGAAGAGAGAATTAAAAAAGCAAGTGTGGATTTTGATTATTTTGCAAGAACTTACTTTCCACATTATTTTACCATCAAAGGTGAGTGTGCTTTACATTTGCATTTAAATAAAATTTTTGAAAAATTGGCTCTTAAAAAAGACAGTAAAGGAGAAAAACATGCTATAGCTGCCCCAAGAGCCCATGGTAAATCAACTTACACCTCACAACTCTTTCCTTTATGGTGTTTAGTTTTTAACTATAAAAGCTTTATAGTAGAAATTTCAGATGCAGTCGAACTTATGGAAGGAATGCTTGAAGCTATAAAAGCAGAACTTGAAGATAATCCACATTTAAAGCTTGACTTTCCTGATGTTGTAGGAATTGGTAAAACTTGGCGTGTTGGAGAATTTGTTAGTAATAACGGTGTTAAGGTTAAAGCCTTTGGTAGTGGAAAAAGACTTCGTGGGGTTAGATATGGGGTCAAAAGACCTGATTTAGTTATTTTGGATGATTTAGAAAATGACACCAATGTTAGAAGTAAAGATCAAAGAGATAAATTAGAAGATTGGGTAGATGAAGCGGTTTTAAACCTAGGAAGTGCTGATGGAAAGCTTGATGTGCTTTATATTGGTACAATTTTACATAACGATAGCGTTCTAGCAAGAAAGCTAAAACTTGGTTTTTGGAATCCAAAAGTATTTCGTTCTATTGAAGAATTTCCACAAAGACTTGATTTATGGGATGAGTATGCTACACTTTATAGAAATAGTGATTTTAAAAGCGCTCATAATTTTTACCTAAAAAATAAAACCTTAATGGATAAAGGCGCTAAAGTTCTTTGGAGCGAGGCTAAAAGCTTAGAAGATTTAATGAAATTAAGAGCTGAAAATCTAAAAGCTTTCAATAAAGAGCAGCTTAATAATCCAAGAAGCGAAAATCAAATATTTAATCTTGAAGCAATTAATTTTTATAATCACTTGCCGCCCATTAGCCAATATTACATGTATATCGATCCAGCAGGAGAGAAAGCAAAAAGCGATTATACAGCAATTACAGTTATTGGTAAAGCTACAAAGGGCTTTTATGTAATAGAAAGCATTGTTAAAATTTTAAAAGCACAAAGTATTATAAAAACTATTTTTAACCTACAAAAAATTTATAAGTGCCGTTTAATTGAAATTGAAACTAATGGTGGTCAATTTTTCTTAAAAAAATGGATACAAGAAAAAAGTTTAGAGAGCGGAGTGTTCTTACCATTAAGAGGTAAAAATAACAGTACTAGTAAGTTTGAACGCATTGAAAGCTTAAGCCTTGCCTTTGAAAATGAAGAACTTTTTTTACATAAAAGCCAAACTATGCTCATAAATCAGCTTTTAGAATTTCCAGAGGGTAAAAATGATGATGCGCCTGATAGCTTAGCAGGAGCTTTTTTATTAGCAAGAACAAAATCAAGCATTAAAAGAAGAAAACATCATTTTAGCTCTGTGCAAAGAGTAAGGCATCTTTAAAGGAAAAATATGAAAAAAGAAACAAAAAGCAAAAGAGAAGTGATATTAAAAAATAATAGTCTTATCAACACTCTTATAAACTCAAGCTATATAAATGTGTTTAAAATCAGCGAAAACGATCAAAGAATGATTTTTAAAGATCTAAGCTTTACTCAAGCTCATCAATCACGCAGAAGTGTGATTTTAGCAAAAGAGCTCCAAATCGTTTGTGGAAATGAAAAAATAAAAGAAAGTTTTGAGGATTTTTTCAATCCTGATTTAATAGGTCAAATCTTAGAAACCTATCTTTATGGGTTTAATATTTTTGAGGTTAATTACAAATTAAAAGATGGTTTTTACTATCCTATTTTAAAGCAAAGAGATTTTAGAAATTTTGGCTTTAATGAAAATGATGAATTAATTTATAATGGTAATGGATATGATGAAATTATCGAAGATAAAAAAGCAATTTATGGGCTTTTTGGATCTAATTTCTTATTTAAAAATGGAGATGCTTTGCTAACTAAACTTTATTTTCCAGTAAAACTTAAAAATGCAAGTTTAAAGTTTTGGATGGAATTTTTAGAAAGGTTTGGCTCTCCTTGGGCTGTTGCGAAAACCGATAGTGATCCTGATGCACTTGCTAATGAAATCCATCAAATGTTAAATGGCGATAGTGCCGTTATTGATAAAGAAGAAGAACTTGATTTAATTCAGCCAACAGCTAAGGCAAATTACAATGAAATAATAGATTATCTTGATAATCAAATAAGAAGTGTGGTTTTAGGAGCTAATTTAAGTTCTCAAGTAAGTGGTGGCTCTTTAGCAGCTGCAGAGTCTCATAATCAAATAAGAAAAGACTTAGCTACTCAAGATGGACAAATCGTTCTTTTTATTTTAAATCGTGCAATTAAGTTTTTCAAAGAAATCAATAATTTTAAAGATGAGCTTTTTGTGCAATTTTTTAATGAAGCAGAGCCAAAAAATGAGCTTTGCGAAAGGGATTTAAAACTTTTTAATATGGGTTTTTGTTTTGATGAAGAATATATTAAAAGAACCTATAATGTAGATGGAAAGCTTGTTAAAGAAATTTTAACAACTAATGATAAAGATAAAGAAATTTTTGAAAACAAAGCAACTTTAAAAGAAGATTTTGAAGAAGATTTTATAGATAAAGCTTTAGAACAAAAAGAATATTTACAAGTTGATGAGGCTATGGCAAAATTTTTCAAAGAACAATTTGAAAAAACTATTAAAGAAAGCAAAAATTATGATGAAGTATTTGAAAAACTTCAAGGGAGTTTTTCTAGTCTAAAGCAAGCTGATTTTGAAAAATATCTTTATATGTCTTTAGTTAATTCTAATATCTTGGGATATTTGGAGGATTAAAATGCTAAACGCTAAAATAGGTTTTTTCCAAGAACCAAGTGAAGCTGTTTTATTTTTAAAAAATAAAAAGCCACAAGTTAACTTTGATTATGATGAGCTTTCACATTCTTCTCATAAAAAAGTTTTTACTATTGCCAAGCTTATAGATGAAAGCTTATTGAAAGATATACAAGATTCTTTAGTAAATGCTATAAAAAATGGAGATAAATTTGGTACTTGGAGTAAGATTGCTGAAGAAAAATTAAAAGCTAAGGGTTGGTGGGGTTCAAAAGAAATTATAGATAGAAAAACAGGTGAAATTAAAAAAACCAATTTTAATAGTGCAAGATTAAAAAAGATTTTTGAAGAAAACTCAAGAAAAGCTAAAGCCAAAGCTATCTATGAAAATCAAATGAAAAGCACTAAGCCTTATCTTAAATACCGCACAAAACAAGATTCGCATGTTAGAGATAAGCATAGAGCATTTGATGGCATAGTTTTACCTAAAGATGATCCTTTTTGGGATACGCACTATCCACATGTAAGCATGCATGATTATGGTTGTAGATGTTATGTTTTAGCACTAGGAGAGAATGAAGTTAAAGGCTTAAAAACACCACCATCAAGTGCCAAAGAAAGCAATTTTAATGGTTTAAATGATGAAGAGCTTTTAGATGAGCTTTATAAGCAAAAAAACACCGAAGTAATTCAAAATTTCATAAAACTTAACATGCTAAGTACTGCAGCCAAAAAAACAAAAGAAGCTAAGAGTTTTACTCACGAAAAAGAACTCTATACTTGGCAAAAAAGTTTAGATGAAATGGTAGATGAAATTATTGTTAATGACAATCAAAAATATCCTATTAATTTCATTCAAGTGGGTAAAATGGATAAAAGCACTAAGGAATTTTTAGAAAAGCTTAACAAAAAAGACTTAGAGGATTTATACTTTACACTTAGCAAAAACAATCTTTTACACGCAAGTCCTAAAAGAAAAGCAAACTACAATCAAGCCTTAAGTGTGGATGAAATCAAGCAAATTGTTAAGGTTTTAGATGAAGCAAAAGAGGTTTATTGGGATAAGAAAGAAGAAAGTTTGGTTTATTTTTTTGATGATATAAAAAATAGTAAAAAAGTGAATAAAATCATTATAAGACCTGATTACAAACTAAAAAAATTTGGAAAAAGCAATGCAGTTATTACGCTTGGAAAAGTGGAAGAAGATAATAAAAAGCAACAAGAGTTAATTAAAATCAGATAAGGCGGTAGGAGTTGCACCTACAATACAGGTCCGATCTCATCCATGTTGATGAGCACCTATCGACTACTACATTGCGATCATCAACCTTATCTAATTAAAATAATTTTAGCTTTGCAAAACTAAAAAGGAGTTTAAATGGTTTTAGCTTTAGGAGAATTTGAGTTTAAAGCTTTAAATTTTGATAATTTAGAAAGAAGCTTAGAATATAACATACAAAGTCAAAATAGACTTAATAATCATAATGCTTTATTTGCAAGTTCTAAAGAAAGTGAAAAGATTAAAATACAAGGCAAAACCTTACCTTTAAAAGGGGATAGAAACACCTACTTAGATAAACTTGAGAATATGGCAAAAGAACAAAAATCTTATATTTTAATAGGAGCTAATGGAAAGTATTATGGTAAGTTTGTGATTTTAGCTTTAAATGAAAATAGAAGTGCATTTGTAGATGGAAGTGGCTTTGTAGCACAAAGCTTTAGTATGGATTTAGAAAGGGACTTTGATGAATAAGATTTATATAGCTAAAAATAATGAAAGGCTTGATAGTATAGTTTATAAACATTATAAAAATTTACGATGTTTTGAGCAGGTATTAATAGCTAATCCAAAATTAGAACCTATTTTAAAAGCAGGAGATAAGATTATTCTACCGCAACTTGAAATCAAAGAGGATAAGGAAAAAGCCTTATGGTAAGAAAACCAAGATTTAAACTTGTTGCAAAAGGAAAAGATGTTACACAAAAGCTTTCTAAAAATATTATCAGTATTTCTTATGAAGATAAAGAAGGTAGTGAAAGCGATGAGATTAGCTTAAGCTTTTTTGGGCTTTACTCTAAACCATTGTTTGGGGATAGTTTAGAACTTTGGCTTGGTTTTGAAAAGCTTTTTAAATGTGGAACTTTTAATGTAAATGTTGTGAGCAAAAATTACACTTTAAATACTACAGAAGTAAGGGCTAGTGCTGTTAATTTTAGTGGAAAAAATAACACAAACATAAAAGATAAAAAAACAAGAAGCTTTGAAAATACCACACTTTTTACTATAGCAAGTAAATTAGCGAGTGAAAATAGTTTAAAGATAAAAACAAGTGGAGAGGATCAAAATATCGTAAGCATATTACAAAACAATCAAAACAACTTAGAATTTTTATATAAGATTTGTTTTGAATATGGATTTATTTGCATGATTAAAGAAAATACCTTAATCATAACACCAAAAGATGGAAAAATAGGAGATAATGCTGCAAACATTACAAGTAAAAATGAAAAATTACCTTGTTTTGAGATAGCCTTATGTGAATGTAGCTCATTAGAAATTTCAGAAAGTGGTAGAAATGAATACTCTGCTGTGATAGTAGAGTGGCAAGATATAGATGAAGCAAAGATAAAAAGTATAAAAGTAGGAAGTGGGGAAAATATTTATAAAATGCACATATCACAACCAAAAAGCGATAATGAAGCTTTTAAAAAAGCACAAAGCAAGCTAAATGAGCTTCAAAAAGGTGGAGTAAATGGAAGATGCGAGCTTATAGGAAGAGAGATAAGAGCTGGTGGTAAACTTAAGATTAAAGATATTAATATGGATAATTATGAATTTAGTATCAAAAGCGTGAGTCATAATTTTAATGACTCAGCTTATGTGATTAAGCTAGAGTTTGAGAGCTGATTTTTGCAAATCCAAATCATTTTTAATTTCAACAAAAAGTTTTCTATAAGCTTCAAAAATACATCTCATTTCTTCATTTCCAGTCTCTGGGTTAATAAGTTTAATGTCTTTTTCCATTAGATTTTTACCTAAAGACAAAAATTCTTGTTTTCGTATAGAACAAAATGATGCAAAGATATTATCTTTATTTATTTTTGATTTTTCTATAGAAAAACGAATAAACATCTTATAATAGTCAATTGCACCTCTATAAAGGTGACTTTTTGCTTTGTCAATATTTTTTAACTCATTTTCTTTTTCACCATTATTATATATATAAATAGCCAAATGTGACAATGCATTATTCGCCTCTAATAAAGGTTGTATAAATAAATAGCACTCATATGTTTGTGATTTATTGGAAAATTTTTCTAGAACCTTTTCTTCAATATATTTTCCATTAAAATAATTCCTAAAAATCCTATTTGCTTTCATAAAATGAGCATTTAATTCAATTAACTCTTCATCTTCTAAAATATCAGCAATTAATTTATCATCACATATTTCAATTTTTTGAAAATCTAGATCAGCCTTTTTGATTTCCTTAAGAGAGTCGTACTCTTCTATTAATTTTCTAATTTCTTTCAATAAATTATCTATCTTGTCTTTCTTTTTTTCTAATATTTCATCCGACTGATAAAGCATATTAAAAACATCTTTTAATATAATGATAATATCTATATTACGATAGCAAGAATTACTATTTAAAAGTGAATTAGTTAAATCAATTTGAAGATATTTCACATATATAGAAAAAAGTTTTTTAACGTAACTTATTTTCGAAAAACTCATTGATTTCACATTCTATATATAACTCATCTAAAATATCACTGATATTTTGCAATTTGTCATGTAGTGTTGCATCATCGGTTTGCTCTGCTCTAGTATTGCAGGTACTACCCGTATTCTCGTAAGGCGTATTGATATAGCCAACTTTTCCATAACTATCTCTAACTAACTTTTCCATTTAATTTCCCTTGACAAGATGGAAAAACCTTGACAAATTTAAAGGTTTTTAAAGTTTAAATGCTATCATATTTTAGTAAAAATATCAAATTTAATTGAAGTTTTCTTAAAAATTAAAACAAGCTTGGCTCTAAATTTTCTCTTAATTCTTTAGTGATTAAATACACAGCATTTAAGCTTAAATCATATTTTTTGGCACATTCTACACTTGCATTTTTGGTGGTTAAACCTTGTTTTATAAGTGTTTTAAAATCTTGTTTTAATTCTTCATCTCTCATTAAAGTCTTATAGCTTGGGATATAAATATTTCCACCACCAAATTCTTTTAAAATCTCACGCTTATCATTATTTTTCACAAAATCAATAAAATAATCAAAATATTCACTATTAGAGAGCACATTAAGCCTTAAATAAAGATTTTTAAAATTTTATCTAAAAAAATAAAATTTGGTAAATTGAGATTATAATTGCATTTTTACATAAAGGAAAAACAATGAAAAAACTCTTATCTATTCTATTATTCTCATCTTTATCTTTATTAGCTAGTAATAATTTTAATGAAAGCAAAAAAGAATTATAAGAGAAAAGTCTAATAAGTAATCAATTTATTTAATCACAAACTAAAGTAAAAAAAAGATAAAAAAAATCTTAAACTATATAAAAATGAAAAAGTTTAAAGAAGCTTTTATGTAAGAAATTTTCCTTTTAAATATAATTTGGTAATTTTATTTAAAAAGGATACTAAAATGGATATTAAGATGGATAAAATTGTTATCTTTATGATAACATTAATCACTCTTATCTTAGTTATTAAAAGCTAAGATAAGAGAGCTTTCATCAAAATAAATCATTCTTTAAGTTTAGCTTCGCTTAGCTGAATGTTGTGCTGTTGTTTTTCTAAATTTTTAAGCCCTAAAATGACTTTATTAGCATCTTCTATACTTAAATACCAAAGATGCAAAGGTCGCTTTTTAATGATATTATTAATAAATTCTCTTAAAGCCCATTGTGTAGGATTTTTAGCATTTTTACTCCAAATAGCTTGTATCATATTAAGCTGTTTTTTTGTAGCCCTTCCACTTTTGGTATTTTCATTTTTAAAATATCTTGCTTTTTTAGTATTTTTTAAAAACTTTTCATCATACCACAAAGCTATAGCAAAATCTCTAAGTTCCTCAATGCTTAAATCTTTGGATGAGCTTTTACCATATCTTTCGTTTAATACCCAGCGATAGCTTTCATCATCGCTTAAATGAGCGTCTTTTCTTAGGGTATGAATTATTTTTATAAGTTGTTTTTTAAGATTTTGCATTCAAATCCTTTTTAATATTGTTTTTTATAATAATTTGAAGTTCTAAAAATTTTTCTTTTAAAACATTATCGTGAATATGAAAGTTTCCCGTGCTTTTTTCAATAAAGATTTCTTTTTTAAAAACTTCTTTTTCTTGTGTGTTTTTTAAAATTAAAAGCTGTGCTTTTATATCCTTAAAGATAAGCATATAATTCTTATAAAAAAGTTCAAAATTTTGTTTGTAAATAATCCTTAATTGAGCTTTTATCAATTCTTTTTTTGCGTTAAATTCCATTAAAGCAGTGGTATTTGTAAAATAAAAAACCAAAATTTTATTTTTTATCACAGCCTGTTTAAAGAATTTTTGTATTAAAAATTTTTCTAAACTTTTTATAGACATATTTTGTAAGGCTTGATAAGCTCTTAATTTTATAAAAAACACACTTTCATCATTAAAAGACTTTGAAGTAAGAAATTTCACAAACCATCCTTTAAAAACTTAATCAAACCCATTGATTTAATGGGCTTTGTTAAATTCTTATATTTTGATTTTTACTAAATTATCCTTGTATATATCTATAAGAAGTTTTAATTCTTGTTGTTGAATTTCTAATCGCTTAATGCTTTCTTCTTGTAGTTGTAAATTTAATTCTAATGCTTGTAAGTTTAACATCAAAAGCTCTTTTTGCTTTTTACTATAGTGATAATTTAAAACCAAAGCTATTATAAAAAGAACTATAAACAAAATATACCACTCATTAAAAACAATACCTTTTATATCCATTTTACCCTCCTATATTAATCTTCATTTATATTTTTAACTATTTCTTGCCATTCTTTATCGCTTTTGAAATTGCTATTTAACTCATTTAAAAGCTCTACTGCTTCATTATTGTTTAATTCATAAAACAAATCTCTTATTTTTTTTATAATACATGTATCTCTACCAATTCTTTTAAAAAATAATTCTTGTTCTTCATTGTCCAAAGTATCAAACAACTCAACAACATCATCCACACTAACACATTCTAGATCATCTGCATCTACACTTACATTTACATACATTCTCATCCTTTTGTTTTAATTTAAGTTTTAAAAACTTAATCAAGCCCATTAAATCAATGGACTTTGTTAAATTTTTCTTTTTTTAAATCTAATTTTTTTGCTTTGCACTCATTCTCTTTTTTTCTTTTAAATCTTTGTTTTTTTAGTTTGGGTTTGTTTTTAGAATTAATGGCTAAAAAGCCATTAAAATGAGCTGTTTTTGCTTTAAAAACACTATTTAAAAGTCCAAAAGCCACTAAAGAAAGTTTTTTCATTTTTCAATCTCCAAACTTTCAATACGAGGTTCTATTCTAAAATTATCTTTTACCACCCTTTTAAGACCAAGCTTTACTAAAGTACTATCTTCAAGCCCTACAATAGCATCTTTATTAAGCTCTTCTTTGTAGCTAATACATTCATTAAGCCCATAACTTTTAAAAGCTTTTACAAGAGCTTCTAGCTTTTCTTTTACTCTTGGTAAAGGCACACTCTCGCTTATTCGATAACCAATTTTTCCAAAGGTAAATTCTTTAGATCTTTTTTCAGCAAATTCATGCTTGTTGTTTTCACAAAAGGTGCTAATACATTGTTCCATATATTTAAGCTCATCGTTTAAAACTTTAATTTTACCCGCATGAGCTTCTTTAATCTCATTACAAGCTAAAGTTACATCACCATTAATCTTTTCTATCTTTACACTAAGTTCAGCTATTTTTTTAAGTGCTAAATTGACATCTTCAAAACTTTTTATTTCCATTTGTTCTCCTTTAAATTGTATTTTTTAATTTGGTAATCCCAAAGAACTACACCATACCTTAAAAGTATCGCGTGTTTAATTCTTTTTCTAACTATTCTCAAGCCCTTTTTATAAGGGCAAATCCAATGTTAATTCTTTAATGCCAAGCTTTTTAGCTAATGCTAATTCTTCTTGCATACCTTGTGAATACTTAGCATCTTCATGAGTACTCATATAAATATAATCACTTGCTTTTAAAAGCTCTAATCCCATTTTTAAAGCTATTTCTCTGTGTTTTTCTTCATCTAAATAGCTAAATTGTAAAATAGGTGAAACAGGTGTAAAGCCTTCACATTCACGCATGATTTTTAAGCATTCTTGCGTTGCTATGCTAATAGCCCACGCTTTTCTTTGACTTTCTCTTACAGCTAAAGCTTTATAAGGGGAAGCTATATAAACTATTGCCATGAATTTTCCTTTCTAATAAATTTAAGTTTTAAAAAACTTAATCAAAGTGCTTTAATTAAGCACCTTTGTTAAGCTTTTTGCTTTTTTCATGATTGATTATTTTTAAGGCAATATGATCAGGATAGATTCCTTTTAAAATATCTATAAACTCACCGCTTTCTTTGTAAATAATATTTATTCCTTTTACCACATACAAAGAAGTGCTATAATCAGCTCTTTCACCTCTAATCATTCTTCTCATTTTCTTTCTCCTTGCATTAAATTTTCTTTTTTTACTCTTTGCTCTTCTAAAGCTTCTAAGGCATCCATAATCTCTCTCCATTTTTCTTTGTTTTTTGGATGAGCTAGCTTTTTTAAGGCAGATTTATATATTTGTCCAACTCTAACTCTTGAGATATTTAATTCCCTAGCTATTTCTTCAAAATTCATTCTTAACCTAATAGTAAATATCCAGCTGCAGCTTCAATATGCTTTATTTCTATACTTTTACCATCAGCAAAATCACTAGCTCTTTTTAAAAGCTTTTCGCTTTTTCTAAAATTACCTCTAGCTAGATTAAAAACCAAATCTATTGCTTTTTTATCTACTAAGGAAAAATAATCACAAAGAGCTTTTAAATCATCATTTTTTAAGCCCTCTTTGTTTTGATAGCAAAGTCCTTTTAACTCCCATTTTGCACCAATTCTAGAGCTAAGCTGTCCATATTCGTTATAATCATTTCTACCAACACCTGTAAGATTGTTTTTAAGTTTTTTAGTTCCTACTAAAATCAAAGCAGTGTTTGAAAAATCATATATGCGTCTTAAGCACTCAAGTGCTCTAAAAGGTAAGTGTTCGCTCTCATCTATAATTAAAACTTTTGAAGTTCTTGATAACTCACTAGCTATGCCTCTAATCTTATCATCAAGTGAGCCTTTAAAACACACATTAAGTTTGTTTTCAAGACCGCTTAAAAGCATTCTTTTGCTAGTTTCAGTAGTAGCTTCAAACAAAACTACCCTTGTGCCATTTTTATTAGCATATTCTTTAATAGCTCGGCTTTTACCAGTTCCTGCTTCGCCTATGATAACCCCCATTTCACGATTACACATAGCATTTTCTATAGTTACATTAATTGCTTTTACATCTTTTGTAACTATAAAAGGTGTTTGTAGTTCTTTAATGCTCTTTTCTTCTACGAAGCTTTTTATATACTTTTCAAGCAATGGTTCTACTTTAGTAGCATATTTATAAGCACTACCTTCTTTCATGTATCCAACCATATAGCTTTTATTAATACCTAAGCGATCAGCTAAGTTGTTTTGAGAGATGTTTTGTGTATTTAAAAATCTCTTTGTTTGTTGGGCTAAATCCATTTTTCATCCTTTTGTTTTTTGCTAAGTTTTTAGATTTTAAAAACTCTTTAAAACTTGAATTAATCAAGCTTTAAACAATTTTTAACCAGCAAAATATTTTCTATCCATAAAAGCTTCCATGTCAAATTCGCTTTCATTATTTGTAGTTTCTTTTTTAGAGTTTAAAATAAGCTCATCAGCGCTGGTATCGTTTTTAATTTTTTCAAGTTTTCTTTGTGTTGTTAAATTTTCTTTAGCAAGTGATTTTTGTTGTACTTCTTTAGCTTTTATAAGTGAGTTTTCAAAAGCAACTTGTAGATCTTGTAAGTCTTGTTTAATATTAAGTTTAGTAAAGGCCGCAATTTCATCTTTTTTAAGCACTTCTTTGATGGCTTTAACTTCGCTTTCATAGCCTTTTTTAAGTATTTTAAAGCTTTCTTTGCTAAGTTTAGCGATACTTTCATCAAGTGCTAAGCAAATAAATTTTCCCATCATATCATAGATGAAAAGCTCTTTGATATTATCGATATTTTGCACGCATTTAACCTTTGTTCCAACACTTGGCATTAAGGCACTTTTATAAACTCTACCTTCAAAATTAACGCCTTTTTTACCCACGACTCTAAGTTCCTTATTACCTGCATTAAATAAAAATTCTTCATAAGAGATTTTTACCATAGCTCTATCACATGAGTTCCAAAGTTCAAGTGGAGTTTTAACGCCTTTTTTGCGACGTACTTTAGACATATTCCATTTAATTATTTCAGCTTCTAAAAATTCACAAGCCTCATTAAAGGTATGAAGTAGTTTTTGATTAGTCTTTTTAGTAAAACCGTATTCATCTTTAGCATGTCGTTCTTTTTTAGGAGTTTTTTGCTCAATAGCTTCTCTTTTAGCTAAATTTGATCCTATTGCTCCATGAAATAAAGAAATACCAGCATGCCCAAGTGTTCCAAATCTTCTTTCAACTAAAGCCTTTTGTTCTCCCGCATAAGCAATAGCTGCATCGTAAGTTATATTAAGACCATCAAGTAAGCTTTGAAAATCTTTTGAAAGATAATCTTTACCATTATCCCCTTTAATCATATCAGGCTTACCAAACTTATCTATAGCTTTCCATAAAAGGCGTATTAAGCTTAAAGAGTTAGATTTTTTTACTAAAGTAGCTACTCCCATACCACTAAAGACATCAACGACACTTAAAATATGAGGGCGGAAAGGCTCGAAAGTTTCATCATCTCTAACTATAAAATCAGCTGGAGAGCTATCGATTTGCCAACACATATTTTTCATATCATAAAGCTCTCTTTGATTGCCAAGTGCAGGTAGAAACTTACTTTTTGCTTTATCTAAACCCTGAGTGATAATACAATGTTCTAATGGTTTATCTTTATAGTAGTTTTTAATAAAGTTTTGTAAGGTTTTTACACTAAAAAGCGGTTTTACCTCTCCTAAATCAAAACCTATAAAATCATAGTTTTCTTTTTGTGCAGCCTCTTTGTGAATTTTCCACCAAAGTTCAGTGAAATTAAATCCACCTGCTGCAAAGGAGCGATACTCTCTTAAAGCATACTCTTGTATCCAAGCGCTAAGTTTTGTTTTATCTTTGCGGTGAAGTCCGCGAGTGTCGATAAGACCTAGAATGCCATGTTTTTTATATGCTGTGCGAATTCTGAAAATTTCTATCTTAGAAACGCCGCATATTTCTAAAGCTCTCTTTTGCTTCAATCCGCCTTCAACATATTTTTCAACTTGTTTTAGAACTTTAAGCTTTTCTCTGGCATTGTTTTTTATTTCATCGCTTAAATTTTCAAACTTTATATTTAAAACAGCCAAATCACTATTTTTTGGCTCTGTTAAACATAAACTATTTTCTTTAATAGTGTTATTTTCAGTATTATTACTTATGATATTATTTAAGTCTACTTTTTGCATTTTTTCATTAAAAATCAAAATATCATTAGTGATTAATTCTTGGTTAAAGGCGGTTAAAATCTGCTCTTTACTTATTTTAAATAGTAGTTTTTTGCCACCTCTGCCACCATTAGCATTATCTACTTTCAACCACTCATATTTATTTGATCTTCTAGTTACTGCAAGTCTTAAGGCGCCTTCACTTACATTAAAAATTTGCGAAGCTTCTTTGGTTTCTAAAAAATACATTTTACTTTAAACCTTGTGGAAGCTCGTTAATAATACCAAGCTCTAATAGTTTTTCAAATACAACTTTTGTACTACCTTTAGTATTTCTTTGACCTGTAATTTCGCCTTTAATAACTCTATGTAAAATATCATAACTGATATTATGTGTTCTAGCAAAGGCTTTTACATTAATAGCGTTGTTTTCAAAATATGCTTTAATCATATTTTTTCCTTTAATACTTCAATTTTAATTGAAGTTTATTTTTGATTGTGATAAAATTTCAATTTTAATTGAAGTATTATAGTAAAAAATTTTACATTAGTCAATAAACTATGTTAAATATTTTACTTTTTATAAGGGTAATATATGACCGCAAATGATTTTAAACAAATAAGAGAAAAATTAGGACTTACACAAGAGCAATTAGGTAGTGAGCTTAATTTAACAAGACAGCAAATTATTAATATAGAAAAAGGCAAAACACCTATTAGCAAAAAGTATTTTGATAATATAAGCAAATTAAGTAAAAAATTTTACATTGATAAAGAGAAAAATACACAAACTAAAGATATAAATAAACAAGAAATTAATTTTTATTCTATACCAAAACTTAATATTTCAGCTTCTGCTGGTGGTGGTAATGAATTAATAGGATTAGAAGAATATGAAACTGGAGAAATGCTTGAGCTTAGTAAAGCTTTTTTTAAAACAACACCAAAGAATTTAAAAGCTATTAAAGTTGATGGATATTCTATGGTTCCGATGCTTCTACCTGATAGCTGGGTAGTATTTGAAGAAACACATGAGTATCAAGGAGATGGATTATATATTTTAAATTTTGATAATCAACTTATGGTCAAGCTTTTGCAATTAAATCCAATAAGTAAAATTTTGGATATCATTAGTGTTAATAAGGATTACAAAAGCTACAGCATAGACCTAAAAGACTCACAAATTGAGTTAATTATACAAGGAAAGGTTCTGCGTTCTATTATATAAAACAAGAAAAAAAATCTTGCTTTTACTCGGCATATAGCATGTTTCCAAACTGATCAAATAAAATATAAGTACTTCCTTCAAATGACATGCCAAATTGATTTTTGGCTGTATAATTTGTTCTAATGGCTATTTGCATTCCATTGTCTTTTATTGCATGATGAGAGTCTTTAAAATTATAACTATCAGGTATATATAAAGATTTTATTATAATATTCTTAGCAATCGAATTTTCCCCATCCCATAAACTGTTGTTACCCATAACATAACTTGGATTTCCATATTGAGTGTTCATTAAAATATTATTTTTGAATTCATTATCACATGTTTGTAAAGGAATAGACAATGTCGTTTTATTTGATTTTGTCCATACATTGTAGTAAATACAATTTGTATAGTTCTTAAATTCTTTTTCGTCCATTATAAAATTATTTTTTTTCACATGTTCTTCTAAAAATTCAACTAAATTTTTATGAAAATTTGTATCATTTCTATAACTTAATCCATTAAATTCTTTGTAAATATCATTTCTTAATAATTCTAATTTTGTGTCCTCATTATAGCCACAACCAATAAAAATTATTGCAAATGCAATCAAAGCAAATAAGTGTTTAAGCATATCGATTAGCTCCTATTCAAAGTTTTTATTTATTATACTAAAAATATTGTTTGATTATTTAAAAAATAATAGCAATTGAAAATTTAAGATTAAGTCTTGAAGAAAAATAAAATGTAACCAAAAAGTATCATTTTATTTTTCTATGGTTGCTTTTTATTTTTCCGCCGACAAAATCTTTGATTTTTTCATTATTTATTAAATCTTTTTTTAAAGCTCTAGTCCAAGCTATTTTAGTATTATCTATGGTTATATCATTATCGCTTAGCTCTTTATAAAGTTCAGATTTTTTAATATTTTTATTTTTATCTAAAAATGCTTGATGATCAAATTTAGCTAAGTCTTCATTGTAAGTAGCTATGCATTTTTGCATAGAATTTGCAAGCTTTTCTTTAGAAAAATTATAAGCCCAGCTATCACGATTTGTTACTATGCCTGTGGCATTTATAGCAAAAATTCCATATTCATTTTTATCGCTTTTTAAAGGCATTAATTTATCAAAATCATCTCTTCTTTGATTGATCCAATCGCCTTTTTCATTTGGGATTATATTTATAAAAGGCACATTTATTATACTTTTAAAATTATCTAATTTATCAAGCTTAGTTTGTCTATCTAGATAATCTCCTATATCATAATAATGAATTTTATTTGTTTTAGCATTTGTATCTTTTATGAAAAATACTATAGCCACTGTTGCACGTGATCCAGAACTAAATATCTGTCCGCCTTCTTGTTTAGCTTTTTCTCCAAAAGTTCTTGTATTTCCTCTTAAATTTAAAATATAAATATCACTAAATTCTTTAGCTACGCATTTTCTAAAGCCATCAGCACTTGTTGCATCTATAAAGCCTCCATTTACTACAAAACCTATAATGCCATTATCTTTTATTTTATCGCTTGCCATACGTATAGCTTGGATTAGTGTATCTCTAGTATTTTTAGCTAAATTTGCATTTGATTCTTTGCCATAAGTGTCTTTGACGCGTTTTTCTAAATTGGGGTGAGAAATGTTTGCATTATTATCATTTGCACTATTTGCTCCAGCTGAATAAGGAGGATTACCTATGATGACTTTGATTTTTTCATTGGCTATTAAATCTTTGATCTTTTTATTTTCTTCTAAATCTTTAAATTCTAAAGCAAATAAACCATTATCTTGTGTTTTTTTATCTAGATAATCAAGACTATCAGCTAAGGCTATATTTTTAAATTTATCTAAAGTGTTTATCCTTTCATTACCAGTTTGAGTGATATTAATAAGTGCTATATAATAAGCAAGTAAAATTATATCTTGAGCAAAGATTGCTTTTTCGTATTTGTTTTTAAAATTTTCATCACTAATTAAGTCATTTTCTTTACTTAATAATCTTGTGATAAAACTTCCAGTGCCAGTGAATGGATCAAAGATTTTTACATTTTCATCGTTAAAATCTGTATTAAAATGTCTTTTTAAAAGCTCATTAACAGAATGAAGTATAAAATCAACCACTTGTATAGGAGTGTAAACTATGCCTAATTTTTCAGCTTGTTTTTTAAAAGCTGATCTAAAGAAAGTATCGTATAAGTTTTTAATGAGTTCTTGTTTGCTTTTTTGACTTTTTGCTAATTTTACATTTTCTTCTACGTTTTTATAAAAGGCTTTTAAAGATCTTGTTTCTTCATCATCTAAACCAAAGGTATTTAACTTTTGATTTACTTCATCAAGAGCTTTTCCTATAGGATTATCATCCATATTTTTATCAAATAAAACATCAAATATAGGTTTAGTTATAATGTGAGAACATATCATATCTATGGCTTCATCTTCTTTGATGTTTGGGTGAATGTTTTCTTTTAAGGAAGTTAAAAATTCTTCTAAAATTTCAGGATGATCTTTAAAGATAGCATTTAATCTAATGTTTAATTTTTCTACTATTTTAGCTGTTTTTGCACTAAAGCTTTGCCAGTAACCTTTATCGCCAAGCTTAGTTGGTATGGCATTATACATCGTGTTTGCAAGCTCGCTTAAGGTAAAGCTATCAAACAAGCTTGGCTCATAGTTTTTATCTGTATTATTTGAGCTTTCATCTGCCACATAATCAGCCACAGCTATTTTGATCTTTTCTTTAAATACAGCCTCATCTACTAAGGTATCATCGTGACTTCTTAGGGCTTTTAAGATATTCCATATATTTAAAAAATTGGTATTTTTTATAGCCTCATCTAAATTTGAAAGCTCATTCTCGCTTAATGCTAAAGGCAGTATGATATAACCTGTTTTTTTATTTGGAGCTTTTCTCATTACTCTACCTACTGATTGGATTATATCTACCATAGAATTTCTTCCATCAAAAAATACTACACTATCTAAAGCGGGTACATCCACACCTTCACTTAAACATCTTGCATTGCTTAGTATATTACAAGTATTTTCTTTTGGGGAGTTAAGATTATTTAGTTTATTTAATCTTATATTGGAGTTCATAGTTCCATCAACATGATCTATGTTTATATCAAGATTTTTAAAAGAATCTTTTTTTAATGCTTCATCATAACATTGCATAATAATTTTAAAAGAATTGGTTATATTTTTAGAATCTCTTATGCTTTTGCAAAAATTTATAACTCTTCTTGAAATATTACTATCCATTTCTTCTAAAAAGTCATTATCTATTTGGTTATTTTCATCAAGAGCAACTAAATCATTTCTTGCTAAACCTTTATGCGTACCTATGATTTTAGATACAAAGTCTATATCTACATATTTTTCATCTACATTTTTTTCATCTTTTAATTTTGCTATGGCTGTATTTGCTATGTTTGCAATACCTTCTTGTTTAATAGCTAAAATAATAACTTTATAATCAGTGAGTAAGCCTTTTTCAACTGCTTCTCTAAAATTAATACTATAAATTTCATCTCCAAAAATTTCTTCATCATCCATAGAAAATACTTCATTATCACTTTCCAAAGCTTTGCTTTTTTGAGAACTAGAATAAATCTTTGGAGTAGCACTCATGTAAATTCTTTTTTTGGCTTTGATGTTTTCATCACTATGGCATAGAGTAAAAGTATTTAGTTTATCTTTTTCCTTACCTGAATATAAATTTCCTACACTTCTGTGAGCTTCATCGCAAATGATTAGATCAATCTCATCTAGATCGTTTTGTTTTTGAGCTTGCATGATTTTTTCAACACTTTGATAAGTAGAAAAGATGATAAATCTTTTGTTGTCTTTTTTAGCTATATCGTAAGCTTTTTTAATGCTTTGTGTATCAGTAGAAGCAGGAATGGGCAATTCTAAAATATCTATATCATCTTCAATGCTTTTACCTGATTTACTATCTGAGCATACAATAGAAGCAACAAAATCATCAGTTTTCTCTTTGCAATATTCTCTAAATGTTTGCCCTACTAAAGCTATACTAGGAGCTAAAAATAAAACAATGGAATTTTTAGGAGTAATTTCTTCTATAATTTTTAAAGATGTAAAAGTTTTCCCAGTACCACAAGCCATGATAAGCTTGCCTCTTGTGTTATTTTTGTTTGCAAAATATTCTTTTGTGTTATTTATGGCTTGTATTTGATGTTCTCTTGGTTTTTTCTTTGCAGTAATTGGTAGCTCTAAAGAATTATTTGGATCAAATTTATCCCAACTTATGTTTGAATTTAAAAAATCTTCTAAAGTGATCAATTCTATAGGTGTTAAAATTTGTTTCATCTCTTTTTTAGCGTTTTGAGTGAGATCGCTAGCACTTATAATAATGCCTTTACTAAATTTAATCTCCCCTATTCCACTTTGCAACTTGCTAAAATAAGTACTTAAATCTTTAAAATCTACTTTTGAATTTTCATAAAATTTACATTGAACTGCAATATAATCATCATCTTTTGTTTGAATGATTAGATCTATACCACGATCTTGCCCATCTTTTTTATCCCATTCATCCCAAAGATAAATATTTTTATAAATATTTGCTGTATCTTTTTCTTTTAAAAGATGTTTTGAAAGTTTTTCAAACATAGATCCCTTCGATCTAGTGTTTAAATTTGCTTTTTTTAATTTTTCTAAGATGATTTCAAAAGTAGTTTCGTTTGCACTCATTAAAACTCCTAAGCTAATAATATAAAGAATATATCAAAAATTAACTTTGTAACTTATAAATATAAAAGTTTTGTATTTTTATTTTGTGTAATTATAAATGGATATTATACCTACTAGAAAACTTATTAGATCAGTAGTGTTTTCTTTATAGAGATATCTTCTTATACAGTTTTATGCTTTAGTTTTCTTTGAAGCCATAATTATTATATTAATTTCAAAGGGCTTCATAATAACTTATTTTATTCTTAACAATATTTCAAAATATATTTATTGAATGTTTCATTTAAATCATTAAGAGCAAATATATTTTTGTGGATTTAGTTTTATACGAATATTTTATATGCCTATGAAGTGCAATATTGAAATTTGCTAAGTTGTTTATTTTTTACCTTGATTAAGAATGTATTTTTATTAATTCATTTTTATAGCTTTAATTCTTTAGTGAATATTATAAAAAATATCAAAACAGACTTTAAAACTATATATTTTTAAATATAAACATATTTTATGTTTATATTAACTATCAATGCTTTATAATAATACAAAAGGAAAACATTATGTTAAGAAAAATAGAAATATCTGGTCTATATTCTTTTGGAATAGAAACACAAATTGTTGATTTTACAGCAAAGCCAAAAAGTAAGTTAAAAAATACAAAATATGAGTATAATTTTAATTTATCACAAGCTGGGAAACCTATGAAATCAGCAGTTTTTTTTGGAAAGAATACTAGCGGAAAAACTAACTTTTTTATAGGCGTAAAAATTTTACTAAATATAATTAAATATGGCTTTTCACATACCCTAAGAGAGCATTTAACAGACAATGCCTTTAATGAAAATTCAAATTCTATAAAATTAAGTATTGAGTTATCTAATAACAATAAAGATATTTTTACATATTCGATAGAGTTTGATAAAAAATATATCCTAAAAGAATCTTTTTTGAAAAATAATAAAATTATATATGAATTTGAGAATGATAAGGCTATTTTTAATATTGATAGTAAAGAAAAAAATAAACAGCTAGAGTTATTCTTTTCAAGAAATCTTAGTGAAAATATATTTTATTTCTTAAAAGATTTTGACATAAAACAAAAAGAAATATTTATGAATCTTATAAACAATATCGAAGTTTATATGAATAGTAATTATTCAAAAAAATATAATTTTGAATTTGAAGAAAATAAAAAGAAATATTTTTTAGAACACAAAGAAAGTATTTTGGAAATTTTTCAATTGTTAGATAAAACTATAAAAGATTTTGAGTTTAAAAAGTATGAAAAAGATGGAAAGAATATATACGAAATCTTTTTTGTTCGCAATGGAAAGAAATTTAATTATCAAATAGAATCAGAAGGTATTAAAAAAATAGTATATTTTGCAGATAAAATAACCCAAATTATCAAGGAAGGAAAAATTGTTTTTATTGATGAATTAGATTCTTCAATAAGCACTTTGGCGCTAATACTTATATTTAACAATCTTATTAATACAGAGGAAAATCATAATGGACAATTAATTGTTTCATCTCATAATGTTTTATTATTTGATGTTAGTTTTTTAAATTCACAACAAATATTTTTAATTCAAAAAGATCAATACCTAGAGAGTAAGATAAGAACTTACTACGATTATGATATTAGAAGCGAAAAGAAAAAAGCATATATTGATTATTTAAAAGGGCTTTATGATGAATAAAAAAACAAAACCCAGTATTACAGATTTGGTGTGAAGGTAAAACAGAAGAAGATTATTTTAATTCTCTTTTTAAATATCTAAATTATGATAATGTTAAAATAGATGTAAAAAATTTAAAAAATAATAATTCATATAAAAACATTCTTTATAAAATAGAAAAAGCACCTTATATTGATAAGCTTATTATTGTAATGGATCTAGATAGAGCAAAAAGTGATACTAATAAGTTAAAAATTTTAGAAAAACTTATAAAACATATAAAAAATTCAAAAGACAAGCATTTATTTCTTACTCTTGATGATTTTGAAGATTGGCTTAGATTTCATTTTGTAGATAATAGTAAAAATAACAAAACAAATTTTTATAAAAAATTAGGATATAGCGATAGTAAGAATTTTAAATCATCTACTAACGATTTATATTCTCAAATATTAAATAAAGGTGGATGTATAGAAAATGCTGAAAAGTATTTTTGCAATATCGCTGTTTTTTGCAATGACCAGCGTGAGATTGATAAAAATTCACTAAATAATCTAACTCAAAGTAATCTATATTATTTTAGAAAATTATTAGAACAATATAATGGTATTTAAAATAATATTATAAAAAGCCCTACTTCTTTTTTTATATTGTGATTATATACAGATTAATCAATAATATCTAAAATTGGTTTTTTTAGCTAAAACAATTTAAATAGTTTGTTTTGTCTTATTTTTACAATTTTGGATTAATTTATATAATTAATCTTCCTCAAATTCATCATTTATTCCTGCTTCAGCAAGTTCTAATTGTTCTTTGTGGAATTCTTCATCATCTTTAAAAGCTTCAAAACTTTTTATCCATAATACTTTTCTCTGTTTTATATATTCTTCGTTTTTAAACATGCCTATCCTTTTGTTTTATTATTTAATTTTACTTATTTTAATTTTTCTAAGATAATTTCAAAAATAGTTTCGCTTACACCCATTAAAAATCCTAAGCTAATAATATAAAGAATATATCAAAAATAGACTTTATAACTTATAAATAATTTTTTTTGTAAATATATTATTTAAACTATTCTTAGTAGAAATTTGTAGATTTCGCAAATATCAAAAATATCAACAAAACAACTATGGATATAATACAAAGTTGATAAAAGCTAGATCTTTGGAAATATTATAATTAAAAAAAATAATATTGTATTTTTAAAGTTGATTGGATAATATATTAATTTAATAATTTATATAACAAAAAAAGGAAATAAAATGGGACAATATATTGTATTAGCCTTTGCAATAGCAGTTGGCATATTTGTGACATTTTATGACTTTGATAAAGATAAAAAAACCGATAACAATAAAAATTAATCGATTTTTTAATATTTCAACCCTTAGGTGAGAATAGATATTCCCACTTTAGGGAATTTTCTATTCCTTTTTTATTATCAAATCAAAAAAAAAGGAAAAACATGTCAGCAATAACAAATACAAATCAAAATACAGAATTAAACAAAGAAAGAATCGCTCTAATTAAAAAACATTTCTTCCCTGCTGAAACTAAGATCAATAAAACAGAAATGGAATATTGTCTTAGTGTTGCAACTAAATATGGTCTAGATCCTTTCTTACGCCAAGTATTTTTTGTTCCTCATAGGGCAAAAGTTACAAAAAAATGGTAAAGATGTGTGGGTTGAAAAAATAGAACCTTTAGTTGGTAGAGATGGCTTTTTAGTTATTGTTCATAAAAGCGGAAAATTTGGTGATATTCGTTCTTATAGTGAGATTAAAAACTATCCAAAATTAGTAAATAATCAATGGCAATACGCTCAAGATTTGGTTGCAATTTGTGAGGTTTATAAAACTGATACAAAACAAACCTTTTATAGTTGAAGTTGCATATAGTGAATATGTGCAAAAAACATTGGAAATGCCTACAATCTAGTATAAAATATAAAACAGCTTAATATAAGTTAAACACAAAAGCTTGATATATAAAATAAATAACCTATCACAAATTGTGTTATAATGATAAAGGATAAATATACAAGGAAATATTATGGCTCAGGAAAAAGAGTATATACTTAATGAAAGTTTTAAAGCTTTATTAGAAAGTATTTTTTCTAATCCTGAACAATCACAAAAATTAATTAAAGCTTTTGAAGAACTTGTTAATGGTAGAGCAACTACTCAAAGATTGAATTTTGAAAATCTTAAAAATCAAACTATAGAAGAAATAAGACAAGAGCTTGTAAGTAAAGATTTATTTCAATCAGAGATTAAAAGATTGGAAAGTTTAATTTATTCTGAAGTTGCAAGACTAGAAGGAATTATTAACACCAAAATAGCTGAAATTAAAACTGAAATAGCTGAAGTTAAAACTGAATTCTCAGAACAAATTTCTAGCGCTAAGCAAAAAGCACTTTATTGGCTTTTAGGTACTGCAGTAGCAACTACAGTAACTATACTTTCAAGCGTTTGGATTATGATGAATTTTATGCTAGAAAGCTTAAAATAAAAATTATTTAAAGTTTTTACTATATCTTGTTGATATACAATTTTATAGTTAGGATAATATAGTTATCCTATGAATTTAAGTAATGTTTTTCATATAATCATAAATTAAAGCTGTTCGACTAATAATAAAATTCTCAAAATCATCATTTAATAAATATTTAACCATATCTTTTGTTATAAAATGTGTTTCTAAATCTTTAAAAAATTGTTCTTGTTGATTATCTTGTATTTTTTTATTTAGCAACTCTTTTATATATGTGCTTAGATTTTTATTATTGATTTTATTATTAGATTCTTTTGTAATAAGTGCTATATTTGCTATATTATTAATTATATTATCATTAGATGAGATAAAATTTTTAGATATCTCTTTTCCTATATTAGAATTTATAGGAAAAATATGATGTTCTTCTAAAAATTCACTAAACTTCTTAAAAACCGTTTGCTTTTATCACTCTTGATCTTCTGGCTTAAAACCTATTATTTTTGCCATTATACCCCTATAGCTTTCAAAACTATTCATTGTTTGTATATTGCTAACTCTAAGAAGTCTAACTTTGTGATCTTGTTTGTAAAAAACTTTAAAAACATAACCACTTTCTTTGTGTTTTACCATATCATCTAAACCACATTTTTCTATAAATTCATAATCTTTAGCAAAAACTTCATTTTCTACATCAAATAAATCTTGAGAATAACCATTAGGATTAGCTGGATCATAAGTATAAGAACTTACTACACATTCTCTCATAGCTTTTTGTATTTCTTCTTGGGATAATTTTTCCATAGTGTTTTCCTTTTTTTATTTTTATAGTGATATAAATGACTTAATGTGTAGTTATGGATTTTTATTAACTTGATTAATTTAACTTCAATTATTTAAAACAACTCACTATGAGAACCTATATTAATACAGGTTAAAATAAGCTTATCATCTTGTTTTTGATAAATTAAGAGCAAATCAGGTTTTACATGACACTCTCTAAGCTCTTTAAATTCACCTTTTAGTTTATGATCTTTGTATTTTCTTTCAAGAGTTTCATTGTTAGATAAGCGATAAACTATTTCATCTACCAAATCTTTTTCTTTTAGTGTTAGCTTCTTGTAATTTTTCTTGTATTCTTTTAAAACTCTAATTTCATATTTCACGCATAGCCTTTTTATACTCATCAAAGTTTTTAAAAGTTTCATACTCTCCATTTTTCATTTCTTCTAAAGCTTTTTTCATAGAACTTTGTTTTTTCTCATCTGGGATATCATACTCTAATAAACAATAAGTAGCTCTTAGGCTTTTAGCCAAACTCTCAAAAACAGGCAAAAAATCCTTATCAAATCCACTAATTTCAATTTTTATAGACATCTACATCCTTTCTTATATAATTTTATTTTTTATTATAGCATAAAGGATTTTGTTGTAAATTTGAAAAACTTTTTATTTATGTAAAATTACATAAATAAAACAATTAAAATACAATATAAAGAATTAAAGAATAGCAAAAACGGTTATTTTAAAAACTAACAAATCTTTGTACAGAATGATTTCATATTCTGTTGCAAAATTTTAGCTGGTAAATAACAACCAGCAAATATTATCTGTTTTAATCCTTAAAAATTAAATAATTAAACGAATTAAGCTCATTTATAATTATTTTTTCAACATCTTTCCTTAAATCAATAAATAAAGCATTTACATCGATCTCATCTAAGTTGTTTTCTACCCACTCTATGGTATTTATTTTGTCTTTTTCACTTAAAATTAAAGAGTATAATTTGATATTTTTTAAAGAAATTTTAAATTTCTTTAACATGTTTATAAAATCTTTTTTACTCATTGTTGTGTGGCTTAATTCTATCTTGTTTAAGTGTTTAATAAACAAGAGAAGAATTAAAAGCATTTTCTCTCCATTTCCACTCCAGCTTTCACTTAATTTCTCTATAAATCCTACACCTTTGAGAGAACGAATATGTTTAGATATTTTTTGAAGTTGCATATTTACAATGTTTGATTTTAAAAAATCATTTAAGCCATTTTTTAGCTGTAATTCATGTGTAAGTCTATTGTAATTTCTAAGATTTCTATGTAATTCCATATCCGCTAAATTATTTGCTAGTAGCTCATTTGGACTAATTTGAAAATATTCGCATATTTTTAGTATTGTAGGAAGTGTAATATTGTTATTTCCTTTTTCCCACATACTTACTGTTTTTTGTCCTACATTTAAAATTTCGCCCAACTCTTGTTGTGTTAATTTGCGTTGTTTTCTTAAAAACTTAATATTTTCTTTTATCATAATAGAATTATCCTATATAAAATTATTAAAATATTAAAATATTTTTGTTAAAAATAAAATAAAAATTTATATTATTTTAAATTAAAGAATTTATAATTCTAAAAAAGGATTATAAGATGGAAAACATAAAAAAATTTTCATTGAAATTGGAAAATTTTCAATCTTGTCAAGAATCATGGCTCTTAAAAGATTTGATACCGAAAGAATCTTTGGGTTTGCTTTATGGTAGTAGTGGTAGTGGAAAGACAAGTGTTTGTTTGTATTTTTGCAAGGAAATTTTAAAGAAAGATAATGAAATTAGAGTGTTTTATATAAATGCAGATATGGGACTTTCGAGTTTAAAAAAATATGGTTTCGCAAATCTTCTTGAAAATTTTACCAACCGTTTTTTTGTAATAGATTTAACATGCTCTGATAAAAAATTCATATATTTTGAAAACATATGCGACGAAATAATAAAAATTCAAGAGAAATTCAATGTATTTATAATTGTTGATTCTTTAAATTGTGTCACTAGAAAAATAGGAAGATTTATTGATCCAAATTATTTATTTTCAAAAGAGAAAATAATTCGAAAAAAAGGTGGGACTGTGCTTTTTATTCATCATTTAAATAAAAGCGGAGTTTTTTCTGATAGTCATCAAATTGTTGATTATGCTGATTTTAGCTATAGATGTGAATACACTGAAGAGATGAATTCTATTTTGTTAAGACCAGAAAAACTTGGAAGATTTATACTTGAAAAAATAGCATTCAAAGTTTTAAATTTTAGCAATTTAGAAAGAATGGAATTTGATAGTGTTGAGATGAGTTCTTATGAGATAGAGTTTATAAAAACTGTTTTAGAGATTTTAAAGATGGGTCGTTTTAAGCAAAATGAATTAATCAACCTAGTCTTAAGAAATTGCAAAAGATATGTTGGTCGTGAAAAGGCAAGAAAACTTTTGCAAGAATATGCAAAAAAAGGAAAATGGTGCATGCTCAAAGATCGTTTTGATAACAATTCGATTTATTATTACTTAAAAAATGAGGAAAAATAATGGATATGGATAATATAGTAATTTGCAAAGCTAGTGATCTTGAAGATATTTTTAAAAAGATTTTAAAAGAAAATGAATTAATCAAGAATAAAACTGATGAAAATTTAAATGTACAACAGGCTTCAAATTATTTAAAAATAAGTACTTCAAAACTTTACAAGGATTGTAATTTAGGAAAAGTTCCTTTTTGTAAAATTGGTAAAAAACTTGTTTTTAAAAAAGATGATCTTGATGAATATTTAAAACTTAATAGCTCTAAAAATAGTTTAAAATTTTAATCACACTTAACTAAAAAACCGAAAAACCTAAAAAACCATTGTAAATTAGTGTTTTTCAGTTTTAAAATTACTAAAAATAGCATTTAAAGTATTATTAATAGTTTCATTTTTAATATTTGCATATCTTTTTGTAACTCCTATGCTTGAATGTCCTAATGTTTCTCCAATAGCTTCTAAAGATATACCCATATTAATACCTATATATCCTATTAAATGTCTTAAGTCATGCAATCTAATAGGAGTTTTTAATTTTTGATTTATTTTATCCCAATGCCATCTTATATCTTTATAAGGGTTTCCATCTTCTTTAATAAAAATATATCCTTTATTTTTTACTCCAATGCTTTTTAAAGCTTCTATTTGTAAAGAACTTAACGGAAATTGTAAGTTTTTCCTTGATTTGTTTTGGCTTGAAGGTAAAAAATAAATTTTATTAGCAAAGTCAATATTATCCCATTTTAATGTAAGAACTTCACTTTTTCTTCTTCCATGTAAAAGAAATATAAACATAGCTCTTATCATTAAATTTTCATAATTTATAATAGCTTTATAAAGAGCATTTCTATCCTCATCATCAATAGTAAAATATCTTTTGTTGTCAAATTTTTGTATCTCTATTTCTCTTGCTATATTTTTTTCTATATAATCATTTTTAATAGCAAATTCAAATACTGGAGAAAGTATATCTTTTATTGTTTTTGTTGTTCTTGGAGATTTACCTTGATCAATCATTTTATTGACAATATTTTGCATATCTTTTAATTTGACTTGTTTTATTTTGATGTTTCCTATAACATCTTTTATATGTGCATTATATGAAAATATGGTTACCTCGTAATGTTTTTTAGAAATAGTATTTTTTCGCATACTAATCCATTCTTCAAACACTTCATTTAGTTTAGGTTCTTTAATTTTAAATTTCTTTGCAAATTTTCCATTAATTCTTTGCAAGGCAATTAACTCACAATTCTTTTTAAGGGTCTGGGTGTTATTTAAAATAGGAAATATCTCATAACTTGATTTTTTTCCTTCATAATATCTTATAGCTAATTCGTATGGTATAGTTAATCTTCTATGTAATTCTACTAAGCTAATTTCTTTTATATCCTCCAATTTCTTATCTTTGTCTATAAAATATATACCCTTATATTCTTTTATTTTTACTAGATTTTTCAA